CGCGGTCCCGACGTTCGCCTGGAGCTCGTGCAGCAGCGCGCGCGCGTCGTCGGGCGTCAGCAGGATCGTCACCCGGCCGCGGTAGCACGAGCACTTGTCGAGGTGCCCTTGTCCGTCGTCGTCGACCCACGGCGCATGGAAGCCGGACCCGTCGCATCGGCGACACGGGATGCTGTAGCGACGGGTCTTCACACCACCTAGGACGCGCGACGCCGGCGCGATCTTGCCGTCTTCCCGCGCCGCTCCCTCGCCAGTGCGAGCACCGCTCCCCGGTCGTACGTGCGCCGGCCGGAGCTGTCGCGGGTCGGCTGTAGGCGGCCGTCGTGGATCTTGATCCCGGCCGGTGTGACGCCGAGAAGGGCCGCTGCGTCGCGAACGCTGAGGCCGGGGGCGGCGCAGCGCTCCGTGAGCACACGGCGGGTTATCGACGCTTCTACGCGCCGCGCTATCGCGGCCTCGACCCGGGCACGCAGCCCCGGGCGCTCGGTCTCGAGTTCGTCGATCAGCCGGTCGAGGTCGTCCTTCATGGCTCCTCGCCAGGGGCTGTGCCGCACCAACCAATCCTACCGGCGCCGCACGGCCCCGGCGACGCGGACGACACGAGCTGGATAGCCGGGACGCGAACCCCCGGCACGGTGGTCGCGACATGGAAGGAGTACGCCTCGAGCGAGCGGAGGATGACGTCGCGGGTCTGACGCAACCGGCCGTGCACGTACACCAAGCAGGCATCGCCGTGTTCGTGTCGGAGCACGCGCCGGATATGCGGTGTGCGCTGCTTCGCCGGCAGCAACCGGACGCCCCCGAGCTCGGTGCCGTGAATAGCGTCACGCGCGACCCGTTGACCGACGGCGGCGTTCAACGCACGCGCAGCGACGAAGTCGCGGATCTCCGCGGCACGCGGGCCGGTCACGCGAAGCGCGGTGAACCCCTTGCCGTCGGCGCGGGTAACCTCGACGCGGGTCCCGGCGAGCGGGCCCTCGGGGGCGTCCCAGGTGCCGAGTGTGTAGCTCATGCCGGGCCCGGGACGTCCACGTCGTGCTCCTCGACCCCGGAAGCGTAGAACTCGTAATCATCGGTGCCCGGTGCGGCTTTCGCCGCTGCGGCCGCCGCGCGAGCGTGCTCGGCGTCGGCCAAGGCGCGTATGGTGTGCACGGACCAGACCCGGCCGTTGTTGTGGGTGACGATGAAGACCGCGGCCACAGGCTACTCGTTCCGCGCGATCGCCGCGTTCGCGAACATCATCGCCTCGTCGAGGTGCGTCATCGCGAGTGCCTGCTCGCGCGACACCGGCGTGTTGCCGACGATGATCAGCGCGAGCTCGCGCACCTTGGCGCGAATCAGCTCGTACCGCGCTCGCTGATCACCCTGCGGTGGATGGTACTCGAAGCGCTCGTTGAGGGCGCCGAGCGTGCGCTCGTCGAGCGGGTACTTCGGCGCGGGCACGGCGGCCGGCGTCGGGATCAAGGGAACGCCCGGGGGCGGGGTCGCGGTGGTCGGTGCCTGGGCGCTATCGGAAGCTTCGTTTGACATGACGGATACGATAGCGCGCGACCCGGGCGGCGTCAACGGATCCGTCGCCCGAGCGGGGGGGGGGGATCAAGCCCGATTCTAACCGAACCGCGACCGCGTCGTCGTCCGCGGACGCGGCGGCGCACTCGCCTCCGTCGGTTCTTCGCCGGCGATCACGTGCGGCGCCGCGCCTTGCTCGAGCGCGGCGAGTTCGGCGATGACTTCTCTTGCGAAATCCGCACAGCCCGACTCGTCAATAGGCAGTAGTTCGCCGTACGCCCGGCGGCGCGCGACGTCGTACCGGAGCCGGCTGCGCACACGGTCGATCGCAGCTGCCAGGACCTCGGGCGTGAGCCGCGCGCCGGGCGTCACGATCTACTCGTCCGACGGCGGGGCGTGCTCCAGCACCGCGAGCGGCATGCGACGCTCGCAGAGATCCTCGTCGTCATCGAACCACATCACCGTGGCATGCGTGTCATCGATCACCGAGATCGTCATCGACGGCCCACCGGAGGCGAGCACGACCACGTCGCCGACCTCGAGCAGGTCGGCGCAACGGCACGCATTAGTGAGCCCACCGGTGAAGTCGCCCGAGTCCGCCGCGACGATGTTGAATGCCCAGTCTTGGGGGGCCTCTTTGGAACCGATCCCTTCGAGCAGGCGAAGAAAGGCAGCGGTCTGGTCGGTGTCCAAGGTACGGATGAAATTCAAAATCAGCAGGAGATTCTTCATGACCATGTAGGACGCGCGAGCGCCCGGCCGTCCTACGTGGCATGAAGAATCCCGACGCTGTCTCTGACCGCACCTTGGAGCTGATCATCATCCGCGCCGCCGCCGACCTGGTGCGCGGCAGCCCCATCATGATCACGATGCACAACCTGCGCACAGCGATCGAGGAGTTAGCCCGACGCAACCCGGAGGGCTATCCGCTGGTCGGGGGTGTACCACGCCACCCGCTGCCGTGGCCGGAAGCGCCGGACACCGACGCCCTGGGGCGTCGTCAGCGGGCGGAGCCCCAGTTCATCCTTTCCCCGGAAGATGAAGTCCGATACCACAAGCACGCAAGCCACGCGGCGGCGTCGATCCCAGGCCGGCCGGAGACCTGGCCGGTCGACGATCTCGAAAACGCGACCGGCAGAGCGCTCGAGGCCGCTGCCCCCGGCCACCCACGGATCCCGATGCGGGTCCACAGCCCCTTCGGGTCGCACCCCGAAGGCGATCAGGAGTACCGCGACCGGCTGCGCGCCGTGAGCCGGCACGACATCGGCCGGATCCACTGTCGGGCGCTCGATGTCGCGGAGCACACCTTCGACGCCATCGGGCCGAAGGGCGGGTACTCAGCCTCGAGCGCGTCGCGCGCGCTGACGGTCGGGATCATCACCGCGATCTTCGAGGAGATCGAGCGCCGCCGCACCAGCGCCACCGCTCGCGCGGAGCACACGTACCGACCCGGGGACGAGGTCGAAGTCGACGCGTCCGCACACGGCTGGTGTCCGGGCACGGTCAAGCACGCGAACGACTGGGGCGTCGTGGTGTACTGGTCGTACGGCGACGGCAAGGTCACCGGCTCGACGCCCGTGCCGTGGGACGAGGTGCGCGGCCGCGTGCGCCGACGCGGTGAGTATCAGGTCGGCGACGAGGTCGAGGTGAAGACCGCCGGCCCTGGGAGCCGCGGGGGCGCGGTATGGGAAGCGGCTGCGGTTCAGCGCGTCGAGGCCGACAGGATCGACGTCGAGTTCAAGTACCGCAAGGCCGGTGGCTGGTTCTCGCGCAATCTCGTGCGGCGGCCGACCCGCTAGCTGGCGGCCGCGACCCACAGCCCCGACGGCCCCAGGTACGCGAGCTCGGCGCGGGTGATCGGCTCGCCGTCGCACACGAAGGTCCCCTCGAGCCGGTGGTACACCGCGCGCTCGGCGTTCGCGGGCCGGCTAACGCCGCCGCGCCATCGGCCCACCGCGAACGCGTGTACGTTCCGAGCGCCCGAGGCCGCGCGGCGCTGACCGCCGGCGCGCACCAACGAAGCGGACTTCGGCGAGCACGATCTCGTCGGCGTGCGCGACGACGTGCGTCCGCTGCATCACCGAGTACCACACGCCGGCGCGCAGGAGGTTGCGGTACACCCAGACCTCGCGGTCCGAATCGATCGACCGGGCCTGATAGCTGTGGATGGTCATGCGGACTAGGACGCGCGGCGCTGACCGATCCCGACCGCGCGGAGCACCCGCCGCCACCACGGCGCCCGGTCCGCCGCGACGCCGACGCGGATCCGGCACAGGATCGCCTCCGCCCGCGCGTCTTCCTCGGCGGCGCGCTGCGGCGCCACGCAGAGCATCAGGTCGCGGAGCGCCTGCTCGGCGAGGCCGTCGGCGTCGGGCCCGCGCCGGCACCGGACCTCGAGGTAGCGGTCGACGTACGCCGCGAGGTCGAGCGCGGCGCTGTGCCGGCCATCCGGGTTCTGCGCAACGAGCGCGTGGCGGCGCTGCAACGAGCGGAAGACCTGGTCGGGGGTCCTCACGCGTCCCCCTTGCCGGCCACCACGACGGCCTCCTGCATCCGCCCCTCGAGCACGGTCTGACACCGCGCGCAGCCGGGCAGGTGTTCGCGGAACTCCTGCGCGAGCCGTCCCGCGGGGCCGCCGGTTAACTGTCCGTCGAAGAACCAGTCGAGGTGGTCGCACGGTGTTGGTCGCGGGGCCGCCGCGCGCCGTCGCCATGCCTCGATCCGGGCCGCCGACATCCGCTGCTCCTCCGCGATCTGATACTCGAAAACGGCCTGCGGGAAGAACTCGCTGAGCATCATCCAGCGGCAGGGTAAGTCCGAGGCACCCCAGCCGCCGCTGTCCAGGTAGGCGGGGTTGATGCCATCGAGCCCACGGTGCTTCGCGCTCGACCACCGCTCGGGCGCCGCGGCTGTGTTCCCGTGCGGCCAGACGACCTCGGCTGCGAGAATCGGCCCGTACTTGCCCTCGAGCTCCTCGGCGAGGTCCGGATCGCACAGCCGCTGCGTCGGGCGGATGAAGACGAGCGGGCAGCAGATCTGCCCCTTCACGAAGCTCGGCGCGGTGCGCCAGTGCGCCTCGGCGGCCGGGATCCCGGCCATGTACTCGACGAGCGTCGTCCAGTAGCCCGCAGCGAGGTCGGCGTCGCCGATCGAGTGTCCGCGACCGCCGGGCGGCCCGCTCCGCCAGTAGCCGGCGTCCGGTGGTGACCCGTCGGGGTTACGCAGAGCGTCGAACGTCGTGCGGTGCACGAGGCGTAGCTCGGGCACGATGTCGATCGGCCTGTGCTCGCCGCCGACGTACGTGATGATCGTCAGCGCCACGAACGCGGTCCCGTCGCGCGGCGCCGGGGCGTCGCCTCCAGTGCCGCCACCCATCACAGGACGCCAGTTGAATCGGTCGACCGTCATCGCAGAGCCTCGGGGGTCAGGTGACAACCGCCGTCGATGCAGACCACGACCGGACGCACGATGACCTCGGGGTGCCCGGTCTGCACCAGCTCGACCGGGCGGCACTGGGCCGCTCCTGGCTCGCCGAAGCACGCCATCAGCCGGCCGGTCAGGTCCGTGGCGCGGGCGGTCATCGCCGCCAGGGACAGCGGCGACGGCCAGGGATCGACGCGGCCGTGCACGGCGAAACAGAGACCGCACAACACGAACGACAACAGAAAACCAAGTAACATTCTCATGTTCCCTCCAGGATTGTAACCATCTGTTCGATCTGCCGTCGATCTTCCTCAGCGACCGCCTCGCGCCAGCCCGGCTCGCCGGGTGCCGCGCTTCGCATCGCGAACGACGCCGAGGTCCGCGCGACGTCGCGAACGAGCTCGAGGGGGCTGAGATCGGCCTCCGGTCGTGCCTCGGCGTCCCGGGTGGCTTCGGTCACCGCGTGCGCCAGCACCCAGACCAGGTCGCGCGGCGGCACCGGCAGCGCCGCGAGCTCGCGCGGGTCCAGCGGCCGGTCGATCGCGAAGTCGGCGCCCCAGCGCACGAGGTCGGCAGGGGTGATCACGCGCGCACCAGCCGGCCCGGCGCCGTGGTACGGGCCGGCAGCAGCGCCGCGACGATCGCGGCGTCTATCCACTCGACGATCAACCGACCGCCGTATCGCGCCGGCACGAGCTCGGGTGCGCAAAGCAGGCACGCCTGGTACCCGGCCGCGCGGTGACATCGCGGGCAGCGCGCACCCTTCGCGGGCGGGCGAACACGCGAGCGCGGCGACGGCCCGCGGGCGAGAGCGTCGATCAAGGCGCCTCCTTGCAGCACGCAAGCAGCACCGGATTGCCGTGCGGCTCCGGCGGATCCTGCCCGTCCGGCCAGAACTTCGACCAGCGCGGGTACGAGTCAAGCGCGGTGATCGTGCTGTACGACCAGCACCGGCGCGTCGGGAACCACTCGGCGACCGTCGCGAGCGTCTCGCCGTTGTGCTGGAACACGGCCACGACGTGCACCAGCGCGTGGACCTGCTTGACCGTCATTCCGCCGGCGCCGTGCAGGGTGAAGTGGCGTAGTCTGTCGCCGGGCTTCGGCGGCCACCACGTCGCGGGCTCGTAGCTCATCGGGACCCCCGAAGCACACCCTTCGCGCTGTGGATGTCGCAGTTCCCGTCGCCGTCGTTGTCGCGCTCGCAGCACGGTTCGATCGTGCGCGGTGCTGACTTGAGGTCGAACGTCTTGAGGTCGAACGTCCACTCGCCGGCCACATAGGGCGAGGGGAAGTGCATCTTGACCGGATCGACCAGGCGTCCGCCAGCGCGCACGCCGTCATCACAGACGACCACGAGTCCGCAGGCACACCGGGTGCCGACCGCGAGCGCCAGTAGCGCGTGTTTGTTGTCGGGGCACGGTTCCGCGGCCGGCGCGTCGGACGCCTCCCAGCAGTCATCGAACCAGCGCGCGAGGTGCCGGAACGCCTCGGCGATCACCCGGCCGTCGGGGTAGTTGATGTAGCCGTCCTCGCCCCAGTCGGTGTGGCGGAGCTCGCGCAGCGGCGCGCCGTATCCCGTTCCGCTGAACAGCACCTCGTAGACCGGCGGGTAGACGTCTTGGCCGGCTCGATCGCGGCTCGTGCCGCTGTGGAAGCGGAACGCGACGACCGAGACCGCGCCGTCGTCCTCGAGCGCCGCGAGGAGTCCTTGGGGGTAGTCGTCGCGGCCGCGGGGTGCGGTCGGCGCCGTCGACGGCGGGAGGAGCTCGATTACGTGCGTGGCGCGCGCGCGGATCTCCGGCTCGGTGTAGAGCCGAGCGTCCGGGTCGCCCGTGAAACGTGAATCGGCGCGCTGCATGCGGTCGATCACCACGCACCTCCGAACAGCCAGCCGAGGAGCGCGTACGTGCTGATACCGACGCACGCCGCGCCGACCAGCGCGAACACCATGACACCGAGCCAGTCGTGCCGCCTCACGCCGCACCACCTGCGGTGCCGGCCTCGCGCTCGATCGCGTCCCGCTCGTCGTTGTAGATCTCGGCGGCGCGGACTTCGCCGAGCGCCGCGACCGCGTCGAGGAACGGGTCCAGGAACGCGTCGGGGTCGTGGTTGTCGCGCACGACCTCCAGTGCGGAGTTGAACGGCGGGCGCTCGTTCTCGAGCGCGTCGGCGTCGTCCCGGGCGCGTTGGCGGACGGCCTTCTCGTGGCTGGTCATGTCGTTCCTCGTTGCACGCGCCGGTCCGTGCGCTAAGGCCGCGACGTCCGGACCGGCGGGACGGGCGGGTGTGAATCCGCGACCACACCTGCCGCCGGTGGTGTGGCGCTGGGGATACGCTCGCGGCGCGGGTGCTCGCGGATCGCGTGCTGGTATAGCCAGCCGGCGACGGCCTCGGACGCAGCCGACCCCGCGAGCTTCGCCGTCAGCACGCGCAGCCACGCGCGACGGCGGATCCCGGCATCGATCAGCCGGCCGATCTCGTCACCGGGCATGCGGCTGTGGAGGAGGTCGGGGTGCGCGGTCGCCAGGTTGATCAGGCGCGCGTCGCCGCGGGCGATCGCGGCCTCGAGCGCGTGCTTGGCCCGGAGCACGCCGTTCCGGGCGCGTCTCACGACGACCCGCGGCCAGGACGCGCGATCGCCCGCGGGATCTCGCGGACGCGCGGCACGCGCACCGGCCACACGACCCGCGCGAGCGCCGCGAAGCTCCGGCCGAGCGCGACGCCGGCGCGGACGAGCAGGTACAACACGCCCACGGCGACCGCGAGCGGCCACAGCAGCCCGGCCAGGAAAACAAGCGCCGGCGCCGGGTCGTCGTCGGCCAGCCGATCGGACAGCTCCACACCCGTAAGAACGCCGATGATGAGACCGATGCAGCAGTAGAGAACGATACCCGGTATGTTCCCTAGGACGCGCGATGCCTAGGGATTCCTACGCGCACGGCTCGCTCGAATAACAATGCCCGACGAGCGCCTGCGCTGCGGCTCGTGGCGGCTCGCTCAATAAAAACGCGCCAGATAATCAAGAAAAATGCCGGATGGGCGTCCGTTCCGGCATCCTGTTCCGGCATGCCTTCGGGTTAAGCTCTTGACAACGTTCATGTTTCTGGTTCTGTTCCTGCATGTTCCGGCATTCCGGCACGTCTTCCATAGTCCCCTGGGTGGTGTGTGTCATTTTTCGTGTCCGGCATTATTTAATCCCGGATATTCCCTTTTTATTATCTAGGTATATGTACTATTACACACACCAGATCTACTTCTCTGATCGATCGAAATAGGAACACTAGGAACAGTAGGAACCGGGCAACGATTTTAATGGGTTGGCGTGTTCCTGCATGGCGCTCTGTTCCGGGTTGATGCCGGAACAGCCTGCGCCGGGCCACTAACCACGCTCGATTTGCGAGAAAACCCGGCGGAATTGATCGCAATAGCAACGTATGGCAACATATGGTCATGAGCAGACCGAGAGGAAACCCGAACTGGAAGCCCGGCGTGAGCGGCTTCCCCGCTGGCCGGCCGCGGACCGGCACCAGCCTCACGTCGATGATCCGGAGCAAGGTCCCCCTGGACGAGATCGTCTACCTCTGGCAGGCGATGGCCTGGGGCGAGCCGGTCGTCCGCGACGCCGAGTACATGCGCCGCCTCTGTGAAGCGCGCGCCGCCGGCGAGCCTGACCCGCCGCGCCCGGCGGCCGCCGAGGTCGTCTACCCGACGATCGACCAGCAGCAGTCGGCGATGAAGTTCCTCGCCGAGTGGGGCTACCAGCGCCCGGCCGAGCGGCTGGAGATCGCGCCGGCGCCCGAGGCGGACCTGAGCGCACTCACCGACGAGGAGCTCGAGGTCTACGAGCGGCTGCTCGCGAAGGCGTCGGGTGCGGCGCTACCACCGAGCGCACCGCCGGCATTGCCCGGCAGGGTCATCGACGCGATCGGCGTCGAGGTCGCGGCGGCGCTACCGCCGGGGCGCTAGTGCGAGGTCGCGCCCACGCGGTGCAGCCGGTACAGCCCGCTCCCCGGCGCAGTCACGTCGACGGGGATCCCGGCGCGGGCGTTCGCCTCGCTCGTCGCGAGCTGGAAGCGCACGCCTCCGGTCGCGGCCGCACCGCGCGCGATCACCCAGTACGGTGTCGCGATCGCCAGGCCAAGCGGCAGCTGCCCGGAGCTCAGCGCCAGGAACGGACCCTCGCCGGTCGTAAGCGTCCGGTCGCTCGCGAACAGCGGGCCGTGCACGCTGTCGCCGGCGGGCGAGGGCGTGAAGTAGATCAGGTGGTCTAGCGGCGGCACGGGCGCATCTCCTCGAGCGTGTCGCCCGGCAGCGGCCCGGGATCGATCAAGCGAACCGACGCGCGGTAACCGCTCGGCGCCGTGGACCAGCCGCGCCACTCCATGAGGTACCAACGATCGTCGAGGATCCCCGCGCGGCGGATGCGCCCCTCGAAGATCTCGCCGGCGTAGGGCACCCAGCGCTCGGCGACAACGAGCGGGACCGGCGGCGGCTCTGAGCCGGCACCACCAGCGATCCAGGCGCACGCGGCCCGCACGTCGGGGTGCTCGGCCTGCGGCTTCGTCAGGGCCGAGGACAGCGCCACGAGTCCGCGCATGACGTCGGCCGAAGGTCGGGGCATTGCAGCCTTGGCCGCGGTGACGACCGCTGACAGCGGCTCGCCCTCGACCCCGAGCGCAGCGCCGATGTCGCGGAGCGCGACCTGCTGCGCGTGCGCGTTGGCCTGGATGTCCTGCAGCCCCGCGGCCGCGGTGCGCAGCGCCGACGCCTTGTCGCGGATCGCCTTGGTGATCTCCCCGACCCAGTCGGCCGCGACGAAGCCTGCGTCGAGCCGGAGGTCGGCCGCGATCGTGGCGAGTGCGTTGAGCGCGGTCGTGAACTGGGCCTGGCGCTCGCGGCGCAGGGACCGCTCCTCGTCTCGTTCCCGGCACGTCGCCTTCGCTGCCGCCACCGTGCGCCCGAGCCAGCCGCCCAGGCCGGCGTCGACGCCGAGCGCGCCGGCGACGTCGAGGAGCCCGCGCTCGACCGGCGTCGGTTCGGGCAGCAGGGAGAGCCCCCAGCCGCACCCGGTCGAACAACGACCGCCGGTGCGGTCACCACTGCAGCCGCCGCAGAGGTCGTTCGCCGGGGCGAGCTCGGGCTCGATGTTCGCGTCCGGCCCCGCTAGTTCGATCGCGCGAGCGGCGATCTCGCGCACCATCTGCGTCGTGGCTGCCCGAATGCCTGGATCGGCCGGCAGCGCATAGCGCTCGTCCATAATGAGACGCGTGATCTCCTCGATGTCGCGCATCACACCACCCCCAGTTTCCCGAGCTCGACGTGCACCGTCGCGAGGTCGACCTCGAGCGCCGCGGTGTTCTCGTGCTGCCCGAGCCGGCGCGCGGTCTGGAGGAGCTTCGCGTACAGCGCGCCGGCGATCGCGCGGAGGTTCGCGAGCTCGGCCGGGTCCGCGCCGACCGGCGTGCGCAGCCCGTTCGCGATCGCCGCGAGGGCGCGTTCGCTCGGCGGCGGCGCGACGTGGCGCGGTCCGGCGAGCAACTCCTCGGGCGTCGCGCGCTCGATCATCTCGCGCGTCACGTCGCCGTGGGGGACGGAGATCGCAGCCGGAAACAGTGCGTCGTACGCCGCGCGCCAGCCGTCGCGCTGGTTCAGCGGGTGTCCGTCGTGCCAATCGACGCGCCGGGTCTCGACCGTGATCGCCTTCGGCGAGACGCAGTCGTTGGGGTAGTTGGCGTTCTCGATCACCCGGCCGACGGCCGCGCCGCCGATCCGGTCGTGATCGACCACCAGCAGGGTCACACGGTGAACCTCGGTCGGGATGGTTTCGTCGGTCATTGCTGGCCCTCCGGCCGGAGCGCCGCGGTCTCGCGACGGGTCTTGCGCTCGTCCGCGAGCTCCTGCCCGTACCGCGGGCCGGTCTGGTAGCGCTGGCGCCGGAGCGTCGCGGCGCGCTCGATGCGGTGATAGAACTGGCCGTCCGCGGTGACGGTCGGCACGAGGTCGAGGTGGCGTCGTCGGGTGATCCGGCGGCGGGCGGTGCGCTGGCTCGTTGCGCGTCGGTAGGTGCTCATTGCACTCGGTCCCCTGCGATCGCCGTGCCGCGGCGCGCGGACGCGCAAGCGCCCGGGGCCGCGTCGCGGGCCGCGGTCGCGCCGGCCGAGTGTGGCGTAACAGATACAGGGACGTGTACCCGGCGCATCACAGACGCAACGCGTTAGACGCAGCGGGTCGTAGGTAAACTCGCGGTTTAGGAGCGCGCCCAACCGGGCATGCGAAAAGCATTGATAAGGGGGTATGACGACTTTCAAGGCGTTTCCAGCCGGCCGGGTTGAGGCCGCGCGCGACGAGCTCGCGAAGGCGCAGCGCCGCCTCGAGCGCGCCGCGGTGCGCGCCGGCCAGGACGCGCCGGCCGCTCCGGCCGCTCCGGTGCTCACTGTGGTGCGCGAGTACGTGCTGAGCCGCTGCGCCAGCTACAGCGGCTGCGGCCGGGAGTGGGAGGGCGTCGGCCCGTGCCCCAGCGGGCGGACGTGCGGCCCGGTCAAGCGCCGCGCGCTGGTCGACCTCGAGCTCCAGGCGCCGCCGGCGCGGCTCGCGGGCTGGGACTTCCTCGCGGTCGTCGAGCCGCTGACCGGCGGCAATCTGATCCGGCAGGTCCCCGGCGCCGAGGTGGCCGAGGGCGAGCTCGCCGCGTGGCGTATGGGCCCGATCGCGTGCGACCACTGCAAGGCCGCGCGGCACCGCAAGGAGACGTTCATCCTGCGCGGCGAGGGTGTGGAGGTGCCGGCCGGCATGGTCCGGGCCCGGGTCTACAAGCAGGTCGGCCGCCAGTGCTTGGCTGCGTTCCTCGGCGGCCGGAGCGCAGCCGACATCGTCGCCCGGTTGGGTTGGGACGCGATCGTGCGCGGCGCGGGCGGCGAGGAGGAGGAGGAGGGCTTCGGTGGCGGGCGCGGCGCCCTCGACCTGTACGACCCGGCCGAGTTCCTGGCCTGGTGCTGCGCGGTCGCGCGCCTCGACGGGTTCGTGACGCGGAAGATGGCGTCGGAGGCGAGCGACGCGGGCGGCGGCCGCCGCGCCACCTCGAGCGAGGTCGAGTGGATGCTCGGCCCGGCGCCGACCGGCGATAGCCGGCCCGACTGGGTGGCTGCACGCGAGCGCCTCGCGCCCACCGAAGGTGACCAGACCCGCGCCGCGGCGACCCTGGCCTGGGCGCGCGCGCTGCCCGGTCGCGGCGACTACGAGCAGAGTCTCCGGCTGGTCGCCTCGCAGGAAGCCTGCCAGCCGAAGCACGCCGGGATCCTCGCGAGCGCGGTGCCGGCGTACGAGCGTGAGCTCGGCTTCGCGGTGAAGCGCGCGGCGCGCGGCCCAGGCGAGCACTACGGCGCGGTCGGGGAGCGCTACGAGCTCACGCTCACGGTCGAGAAGGTGGTGCCGATCGAGGGCGGGCAGTGGGGCCCGGCGGTGATCGCGACCATGCGCGACGCGGCCGGCCGGTGCTTCATATGGCGGACCACCTCGAGCCCGGGCGCGGTCGGTACGACCCTCGCCCTGAAGGGCACCGTGAAGAAGCACAGCGAGTTCCGCGGCGAGAAGCAGACCGAACTGACCCGGTGCCGGGTGGAGCGTCCGAAGGCGACGGAGGCAGGATCCGCGCCGTCGTGCGCGTCCTAGGACCTCATGAAGACCTGGATCACGTGGGAGCGCGAGGGCGCGCCAGCTGCGCGCGTCGAACTACCGGCCGAGGTCGCCGAGGAGATCGAGCGTCACGCGGCGGAGATCGGCGCGCCCGGCGCCGTTGACGTCGTCGCGTCGCTGGTGCGCAGCGTGGCCAGCGAGCTCCGCCAGCGGCCGCCGTTCGACGGCGAGGCGGCGGCTGCGACGCTGCGAGCGCTGCTCGACCAGGGCGCGGTGATGCTCACGCTCCGGCCGCAAGCGCACGGCGTCGACGTCCCCGAGGCGCTCCGCGACAGCCCGATCGTGACGCTGCGGTTCGGCTACGGCCTGACCCCGCCGATCCTCGGCCTGGAGGTCGACGCGGACGGGGTGCGTGGAACGCTGACCTTCGGCGTAATGCCGTACTATTGCGTGATTCCCTGGCGCGCCGTGCTGATCGCGGCGCTCGAGCGTCCGACCGGGCCCGCCGCGCCGCCGGCATCACCGCGACCGAAGCTCAGGCTCGTGTAGGATCCTGATGCGGTGGCGCGTCCTAGGTGCCGAATGCGCCACCGTCCCCAGCACGTCACAGGATCTCGCGAGCAGGTCCGCGCGGTCCTCGCCTACAAGAACACTCAGATCAACCGCAACGTCTCCCATGTTGGCCTGGGCGTCACCGCCCAACTCACGCAGAAGACGCTCCTCGCCGCCGGCTACCATGCCGAGACGTGGGCGGTCGACAGCGCGCCGGAGCTCGAGCTCCGGCTCGCCGCGGCGCAGATGACCGCCGCGCGGGCCGGCGCTCATCCGGTCTCGCACGTCGTCATCGCGGCGCCGTGGATCGAGGCTGTGCAGCTCCAGGGGATGATCGCGCGCCACCCGGACGTCCAGTGGGTCGTGGAATGTCATAGTAACTTCGGCTTCTTGCAGGCCGACCCGGCCGGCGCGCGGCTCATGCGCGACGCGGCGACGCTCGACGCCGGGAGCCACAACTTCCGCGTCGCCGGGAACTGTCGGAAGTTCTGCGACACGTGGGCCGCGGCCTACGGCGGCCGAATGATGCTCCTGCCGAACCTGTACGACGTCAGCACGATCGTCCCGGTCGGGCAGCGGCAACCCTGGCAGCCCGGGCACACGCTGCGCGTCGGACTGTTCGGCGCCGTGCGGCCGCTCAAGAACCACACGACGGCGGTCGCCGCGGCGCTGCGGCTCGCGGCCGACCTGCGCAACGACGTGGAGATCCACATCTCGGAGGGTCGGGTCGAGAGCGGCGGGGTGGCGCTCGACGCCGTCGCGCAGCTCGCCGCGAACGTGCCGGGCGCGCGGCTCGTGCCTTCGGGCTGGCGCTCGTGGCCGGAGTTCCGGCGCCTGGTAGGCACGATGCACGTGTTGCTGCAGCCGAGCTTCACCGAGAGCTTCAACGTCGTGACCGCCGACGGGATCGCGAGCGGCGTCGCCTCGGTGGTCGGCGACGCGATCGACTGGGTGCCGCGCGACTGGGTCGCGTGTGCCGACGACGCTGGCGACGTCGCGCGGGTTGCGCGCCGGCTGCTCCACGACGCGCATGCGGTGGCCGCGGGCCAGGCGGCGCTGCGCGCGTACGTGGCCGATGGGCTGCGGCACTGGGCGAGCTACCTGACTGGGGGCGCGGTGTGATCACGATGCCATCCGAGTTCGACGCCGGGGTCGTGCGCGGTCACGATCCGGGCGACGAGGACCCCGGCGAGCCGGCCGCGCGGCGCCAGATCCTCTGCGAGCGCCAGGCGTGGAAGGCCGACACGTTTCCTCTGCGGTTCGGGACGCCGATGGGGATGGCGCCGCGATGACCGAGCCCGCGCGCCCCTACTCGACGCTGCGCGACGGGAAGATCGTCTGGGTCTATCCGGGCGAGGCGTTGCCGGCGGCGAAGGTCCGCTCGCGCCTCGAGACCGACTCGGAGGTGCGAACTCGTCTCAACGCCGAGATCAAGCGCCGCCGCGCGGCCGATCCCTTCTGGCTCTGGTTCAAGCAGCCCGGCAGCGGGAAGGACCTCGACGCCGACCTGAAGGAACTCGGGCTGCCGGCGCGGCAGATGGTCGACGAGGTCGGATGAGCCTCCTCGCTCTCGAACTCGGCGCGCTGATCGCGCTCCTCACCGGCCTGTGGTCGCAGGTCGCCGCGTTCGCGACGTGGCTGTCGGGCTGGCTCATCGTGCGCCACCGGCTCGACTACTCGGCTGCGCCGCCGCTGCTCGCGTTCCTGCGCGCGACGTCGAGTCGGCACCGCGTCGCGGCGATGGGGGTGCACGGCTCCGACCTCGAGTACGTGCGCCCGCTCGACCGGATCTGGCGCGTGTTCCACGTGCACACCGATCGGTCGTCGCACTGGTTCCTCGCCGGGCGGCGAGGTGGCCCGGGATGGCGACCGATCCGCTACTCGTTCCGCGCCGGGACGGGTGGCGAAGGCAGCAGCCACACGCCCGGCGATCACCAGGACGCACACCTGCTGGTGATCTCGTTCTTGCGCGGGACCGTTGACTGGCACGGGCTGCTCGCCGCGGTCGCGGCGTGGGCGGACGCCGGTGCCGGCGCGGAAGCGGAGCTCCGGGCCGCAGTCCAGGCGCTCCAGGATCTCGAATGAAGATCGGGATTGCTGGCTGTGGCGGGTGCCCGTTCCTCTACACCGGCAGCGAGGTGATCGAGCGCCGGTGTCGCGCGGTCGACCGGAGCCTGCCGGTCAACACCCGGTCGCCCTACGGCGGCGAGCCGACGCCCGACTGGTGCCCGGCCCGCGAAGGCGTCGAGGTCCGGCTCGTAGCGCCGCCCGCGCGCAAGGTGAGCGCGCTCGCGAAGATGGCTGCGGCGCAGCCGACACGAACGCCGGGCGACCCCGATCCCTACGCGGGCGCGCTCGACGACTGGGGCTGGGACCTGGCCTAGCCCGCCCGCGCCGAGAATAGCGACACCCAGCCGACCTTCTTCGCGCGGCGCTCGCTGAGGCACTGGCTCATGTAGTCGATGCGGTCGTCGCGCGAGCCGTGTGGGAACGCCGCGAACTCGTCGACGAAAGTCTCCTTGCTGTCGCCCGGGGGCTTCACCAGCCACGCCGCGCCGTCGAGCAGGTAGATCAGGCCGGCCTCGAGCATAGGCTCCATGAACTCGGACCGCTGCGCCTTGTCGCCCTTGCCGGTCGGCTCGTAGTCCTTGACGACCGCGATCACGGCCTCGCCGGCTGCGTTCTTCAAGCCGTTGCCGATCGCCTCGCGAAGGTCCTGGATCATGCCCTCGCCGAGCGCCTTGTGCTCGATCCGGACGACGATCTTCGTCGTCCAGCCGGTGAGGTCGCTCGCGCGCGCGACCCCGCGCTTCATATGCTTCAAGGCGTCGTGCCAGCCGCACGGCCCCGGCGTCAGGTCCTCGAGCACGAACGCGCGCTCGGCCTTGCCGACGACGATCCCGAGCCCGAGCGCGCTCGCGGTCTTCTCGGTCGAGCCGCCGGTCGGGTCGATCGAGACCTCGACCCAATCGACGAGCAGCCGGCCGGCCTCGTCGCACTCGAGCACCCGCGCCGGCTCGCGCTCGCGCTCGGGCGAGATCCCGCGCGGCCGCATCCGCGGCGTGCCGTCGGCGGGGCCCCACGGGCTGTTGCCGTTGCCGCGAATCTGGAAGTATTTCCACAGGTTGAGCTTGAACTGGTTGCCCTCCTTGACGCCGGGCTCCTGCTCCATCTGCCCGGCGTAGCCGTGTGCGCGCAGCGTCGCCAGGCGCTCGGCGAGGTACTCGGGCGTGTAGCGGGCGTGCAGGACCTCGCCCTCCTCCTGGCGCCAGTCCTTCCACCCGAACGCGTTCGGCAGCCCGGCGACGCCGAGCTCGCACTGTCGACACTGGCACTTCGGCCGGCGCTTGAACCCCATCGGGATCCGCAGGTGGAACCAGCCGAGGTTGACGACGTGCTCGGAGAAGTCGCCCGGCCGCGCGCGCTGCATGATCGCGGTGCGGATGTTCCAGCGCGCGTCCGGTTGGCGCGAACTGATGTCGCCGTCGAACTTTTCGATCGCCTTGGCGATCTCTTCCGTCGTGTCATCCATCGCGTGCGCGTCGTCGAGGCAGGTCCAGTCGGAATCGAGCCCGATGACGTCGGAGCCCCACGCCTTTGCGCGCCGCGCGCCACCGGCGGTGTTGCCGATGCTCTGCAGCGCGTCCTGGTCGTCGCGGATGCGCCAGGCGCCGCCCTGGCTCGCGGGCCGACAGAGCACGAACAGGCGCTGGTACCAGTCGCCGGTGACGACGTCGCGGAACAGGCGCGCCGAGTCGAGCACGACGCCAGCGTTCGCCGAGAGGTACAGGATCCGAAGGAACGGCCAGCGAATCCAAGCCCATGCGTTGGCGAGGGTGAGCAGGATCGTCTTCAACGACCTGGGCGGGCAGTTGATCAGCAGGTTGGCTGCACGCGCGATCGCCGCCGGGTTGACCCGCTTGTGCATCGCGTCCTCGAGCTGCCCCTGGATGTGGAGGCAGATTGCGTCGAGATGCGGGCCCCACTCGAGCGGCGTCGCTGCGAGCGCGGTTCGCTCCCACTGCTGGCGCGCGTAGTACGCGAAGCTCCGCTTGCAGCGCTCGGCGACGACGTGGTCGAGCGTGATCGGGACGTACTGGCGCTCCTCAGGCGGCGGAAGTGTCGGGCGCGGCGGCGCGGCGGCGTTCCGGCAGAGCGGGCAGCCGCCGGTGAGGCGCGCGAGCGCGTGGCCGCACGCGGCTGCCGGCGCGGCAGCGGTCACTGGTCAGCGAGGCGGTTTCCCGGGGACGTCGGCAGAATCACCCGGGAAGTATAACCTACTTGCGGCGTGAGCCGTGCCGGATGGTCACGGCCGCCGACTGCGCGCCCGCTTCTTGCGTAGCCGGGCTTTGTTCCCGCTTGCGCGGTTGATCTCGTCAACCGCGATACGCTGTTGATCCAGAAACGCGACGTGGCACTGGGAGCACCGCGGGTGCTTTCCTGAGGGTGCACCGCACTCGCAGATGCGATCGGTTGGCTCGTCGCTCAACTCGACCCCGGGAATCGTGGGGATCACGCGTCCTCCGACAAGCGGCCGGGCGGGCGCTTGCGTTTCTTCGCCGCCTCGAGTTCGGCGATCGCGGCGTCGCGCGCAGTTCGCATTTCAGTGAGTTGCGCTAGTATGGGTTGTTCGCGCGCGACCGCTGCGTCGTGCGCGGCCTGGGCCGTGTCGCGCGCCGCGCCGACCGCGAGGAGCTCGGCCTGGAACGTTCGGAGGAGGTCGATCGCGGCTTGACACGGTTCCGGCACATCTTCTAGGAGCCCTTCGCCGACGATGTAGTCACCCAGCTGGGTGATCGCTTCGTTGCACGCCTCGCGCTCCCATGCGCGCTCGAGCACGTCGATCGACGATCCGGGTTCGACCGCTTCCAGATTCGAGGCGAGCTCGCTGCTGTACGTGCCGTTGGCATGCTGCACCAGCACGTGCCACTGCCCGTTCGCGAGAGCCACCGCGCGGATGACGCCGCCGCGGTCGGGGAATAGGGGCTGGCCTTGCTGGTCGGTGTGCGTCCACCGCACGCGGTCACCGATCACAGGGTCGTCTCCGTCTCGGCCGCTTCGGCCGGGAACTCTTCGACCCCCATCCGCAACAGCGCCACCGCGGCGCGCATGCGGTGCAGGGGGAGCGTCGAGTCACGGGCGATCGCGCCGATCGCGCCGACGACGGCGAGGCGCTCTTCGGCGGTGAGCTTGCCGACGTGGTCGACGAGCGCCTCGCCGGCGATGAGCCGGGGGAGTTCGGGCACCGGCGCGACGTTGCGGCGCGGCGGCAGCAGGACCGCCAAGATGGTCTCAATCGTTCTCACGGGGTCTGGTCCTCGATCGCGATCGCGGCGGTGACTCTGCGGCCGGTGTTCATTGCGGCGAGTCGCTCCGCGAACGCGTCATCCTGCCCGATGATCCCGATCACCGCGTCGTCGGTGAGCAGGGTGAACTTGAGGCCGTCGACCGTGACCTCGGCGCCGAGCTGCGGCGGGAACACCACGACGTCGCCGACGGCGCACTCGCACGGAATGATGTTGCCGTTCTCGGCGCGGCGGCCGCGCCCGACCGCGACCACAGTGCCCCGGTCGGCCTTCTTCTGCGCACTGTCCGGGATGATGATGAGGCCGACTTGCGCCGCAGGATCGTCGCGGCGGATCAGAACGTGGTTGCCCAGGGGGGTGATTTTGGGATATGCCATGCACGCTAGGACGTCCGGTGCACGGACGATCCTGCGGTCGGTGAGCGGTACAGGCAATGCACCTAGGCCAAGGGAGAGGTCACATGTCGAACACCAAACGCAATGGTACAGACCAGTTGGAGAACCTGGAGGCGCGGCTACACGAGCTCGGCGCCATGGCGCAGGCGCTCACCGAGCAGGTACGCCTCGCGCGCGGGACGCGCGAGATCACCCCACCACCGCCCGCCGCACCGGCCGAGCTCCCACTCGCCGATCGCCTGGCGGCGGTCCTTCGCGCCACACCGTCGTCAATCGAGGATCTGGTGGCCGCGCTTCACGTCCCCGCCGGGCGCATTGCGAAGGAGATGAAGGCGCTACGCGCCGCGGGTCTCGGCCGCAAGCTCTGGAACGCCGGCACCGACGTTGCGCCGAAGTGGTTCTTGCCGCCGGGTCCGGACGCCACCCCCGAGGTGTTCGCCGCCGCAGTGCTGGCGCTGATCCGCCTACAGCCGCACTCGACTGGCGAGCTCCAGCAGGCTACCGGGACCATGGGGTCCAAGCGCGTGTGGCACGCGCTGGTGAAGCTCAATGACGCCAAGGGCTCGCGCATCGTGCGGTACGGCGACCCGCGACGGCCGCGGTGGTTCTGGCTCCCGGAGGGGATGGACCTGAGCAGGTTCGCGCCGCGCAGCGGCCGGTGAATGGTGTGGCGCGGCGGATACACCGCGGCCGCGGTGTGAACGTGATGCCACAGGTGGCGTTCGGGTCTAATGCGCGAGATCGCGCGGTTGGCGCGGGCACGGCGGGTGCAGCGGTCGGAGGGCATGGAGACAATCCCGACCGCGGTGCAGGATGCCGCCCACGTCAAGACCATAGAGGCAGGCGAATCACTTGAGGTTGCCGCGCGTGCTTTCGAGCGTCACAGTGGCCCGGAGTCAACAGCTCGCGAGCGCGCGTTGTTTGGCCAGGACCTCCGCGCGGCCGCGATGTGTTACGCCCGCGCCTACTACGCCGAGGCTCGCGCGTACGGGCTCATCCCGGAGGCGTCGTGACCGACGACGTCCGCAACCGCACCGCGCTCGTCGCGATGGCCGGCGCGCTCGCCCACCTCGACACCGCCGTCGCCCAGCTCGAGCGGGCGCAGCGCGACGCGGCCCGCGCACTGCCGGCCGGGCACGATCTGCTCTACACGTTCGACCGGATTATGCCGGACGTGCGGGTGCTGCAGCGCAAGGCCGAGCATGCGCTCGGCCGAGTGCCGTCTGGCGCACCTGCGGGCGCATCGGCACCCGCCCGGATGGTGCCTCGATGACGGCGCCGCGCTCCGCATCGGTGACCGTGCTGCACTGGACAGCGACCGACGGCCCGGTGGTGCAGCAGTTCGACCCGCGCGTACTCGCGCGCCCGACCCGCCGGCTGACCGCGGTCGAGATCGCTGCGCTGCAGGACCTCTGCTCGCCCTCGGAGCGTGTTCCATGATCCTCGCGATCCTGCTCACCCTCGGCGCGCTGGTCTGGCTTCCGGTCACGGCGGGCGTGCTGATCGTCGGCGCGGCCGGTGCGCTGTGGCTTCTCGACCAGATGCTCGGAGCGCCGGCGGTGGCGCCCTCGGTGGGTGGCGGCGATCGGCCGAGCACGGCCCCGCGGACGCCCCGTGCCACGTGACCCGCTCGCCATCGACTGCCAAGCATGCGCGGCCGGTCCCGGTGTGCTGTGCCCGACCGCGACCGGACTGCACTGGGCGCGTGCGAAGGCGGCGGGGATGACCCCGGCTGAGATGCTGGCCTGGCGGCCTGCGGAAAGGCGGCCTGCGGAGGGGCCCGTCGCACCCCCGTCGTCGCCCGCCGCCGGGCCGGCCGTCGTCGGCCGGCTGCCGAACGCCGACGACCTCGGGATCACGCTTGCCGCGCTCGCGGCTGCGTGCGACCTCGCCGAGCAGCACGGCGCGCCGACGGCCGAGGTCGCGCGGTTGCGCGCCGTCGGCTCGTCGGTCGCAAGAACCGACGCTCATCGGGCGTCCTAGGAGAAGACATGTCAGATCAGAACGAGAGCTATCCGTCCGGCTGGACCCGCGTCGAGATCCTGAGCGACCGTGCGATCGTGACGTGCCGGCCAGGCCGGCACTCCGCCGATGGATTGCGCCATCGAGTTCTGTCCGTGCTCGACGTCGAGGCCGTTCGGCTGGGGCACTGTACATCAGGCCACGTGCCGCTGAGCTTCGTGTACCACGTGTCGCTGTCGGGCACGGCGGTGTTCAACTACCGCGGCGAACCTCGGAACTCGACGGCCGCATCCCGAGCGCCCGCGGTGCACAGGACGGCACAAGTCGCGGCGCAGTGCGGAGGGCCACGCCCGCCGGAGGCAGTGTGCGTCGTGTTTCCGTTGTGTCGGACCGCGGCCGGGATGGAGATCTCGGGGCCGGAGACGTACAGCGGAGATCGTCAAGTCGCACTACGCCGTGATGACGCCACGGCTGCGGTCAAGCGCCGGTCCGCCACCAACCAGCGGATCGACGGCCTGACGCCGCACCAGTGCCTCCAGGCGTTCACTGCCGCGCAGCGCGACCAGCGCACGTTCGAGACCTGGCTCCCGGCGGCGTGGCTCCGGGTCGGCGACGTGATCTCGATCGATATCCCGGCGCCGGAATGCATCGCCGCAGCCACGGTCACGCAGTTCAACGACCTCGGTTCGCGTGTGCTGCTCGGGCTGCGCACCTGCACCCGCGTCTGGCCGGAGGAACGTAACGCGGCAGAGGTATTCAAGGTCGCGCGCTCCACCGCCCTGACCCCGGCGCAGCGTGACTGCGCGCGACGGATGTGGTCGTGCCTTCTTCGGCACGATGTCGGCGTGTCGAATGCGCGCGCCGCCGCACGCGCGCCGTCGGTCGCGATCGCCGACGAGGGGCTGGAGATCGAAGCGCTCGCGGCGGACGTGCGGCCGTGATCGGGTCACTGATCCGACGCCTGCGCGGCGCGCGCCCGCGGTGCGGCTGGTCGTTCGCCAGCGGCCACCCGCAGCTGAGCGTGTGCCCGAACTGCCGGCGGCCTGGGGCCGAGCATCCGCCGGCCGCGCCCGGCGCCCCGACCGTTCCTGGGGTTGACTGGTTGACGCCGATGCTGCGGGAGATCCGATGACCTTCCTCGACGCGCTGCGCGCCTCGCGAGCATGCAACCGGCCGATCAGGCAAGCCTCGTGGTGCCTGGGGCACCGGATCCAGTGGCACGCGAAGGACGGCCGGTGGGTGTTCGCGAACCGTTACGAGCCGGACCTCCTCCTCGCGACCGCCGTCACGCGCGATGACTGGACGCACCGGCAGCTCGACCTGAGCCGGATGCAGGGCTGCCTGACGCCCGAGACGATGCTCGCCGAGGATTGGGAGGTTGTACCGTGACCATCACGATCACCGAGTGCGGCTGGCGCTGCCTCAACATCGGCTGTCCGACGCGCGAGCCCGTGCGCGCGAAGGAGCCGCCGACCTGCTACACGTGCGAGCGGCCGATGGCCGAGGTGCACTACCCGGTGACCGAGAAGGAGATCGGGCGACTGGCCGCGGCTATCGAGGTCGCCCCCTTCGGCGGTCCCGCCGTGCTGCTGTCGCAGGAGATGGCCGAGTACCGCTTGCCGCCGGATGACCTGGTCGAACTCAGCCCCCTCACGAAGTGGCTGCCCGAACCGGTCGCGAGGTGGCGGGCCGAGCGCGAGCTCGCGGCCGCGAAAGACGCGGTCGCACGCGGTGAGCGTGTGCACCAGGACGTCGAGCGGTATCTGCGCGAGCTACCGGGGCGCGAGTTCCCATACGGCTACGACGTGGTCGGGAAGGAAGTAGGGCGCGTGACGTACAGCGCGCGACGCGTCGGTGACTACGTCGCGCTCGTCGACCGCGTGAAGAACCCGGAGTGCCGTCTGCGCATCGACGATCCGGTCAGCGTCGGCTACGAGGCCGCCGTCGAGCACACATACCGTTGCACCCGCGCCGGCTGCCCTGTGCGCGAGCCGGTGAGCGCGAGCTCGCCGCCGACCTGCTACACGTGCCAGCAGCCGATGTCGGAGGTCGCCGAGTTCGTACGGCCGGCGTTGCCGGACCCGGGGATCGCCGCGGAGATCGAGTTCTTCCAGCGTCAGCTCGTCAACGCAGCCGCCATACCCGCCGCCCTGCTATTCGGCAAAGCCCCGGCCGGGCTCGGCGCTCGCGGCGAAGACGAGGCGGGCGCCATCGGGTGGCGCGCCGAGTACCAGCAGCGTCCGATGCCGGCGAGCGAGCGGGGCAGCTACAGCTTGAAGAACCTCGCGGGCATCATCGCACACGACCGCCTCGGCCGGCCGTGCGCTCGAAAGTGGGAGTACACGTACAGAGAACTGCGTGACGCCGCGCAACCGCATCCGCTCCGCAGCGTGACCGTGCAGTTCGGCGGCGCGGCACTCCGAGACGCACACTTCGAGCCGGCGGATGTAGTCGGGGCGCGGACGTGGACCGTGACGGCTGCGATCGATGAGACGGGGCTAGCGGCGCTGCACGACGCGCACGGCTGCACGTCATCGCTCACCGCGGACGGGCACATGCTGTGCGAGCGCGCCGTGATGACCGACCTCCGGATCGAATCGCGCGACCTGTACCAGAAGGCCCGCGCGACCTTCCGTGAAATACTGACTGTCTGGACGAAAGCTACGCCGGCCGAGATCGGCACGATCGCGCGTGCGGACGGCCAAGCGTTTGTCTGCACGTCGGCCGGCACGACTGATCCGCAGAAAATTCCGTAGGACTCGGCAGGTCCGCTGGCACGCTGCCTGCAGATGATCCCTTGCGCGGACCGTCCGCGGACGGCACAGTCTGTGCATGTCCGAAGACGGCACCGAGCCGGTACGCATCAAAGGTCGGTTCGCGCCGGGCCGTTCCGGTAACCCGGCCGGCGGCGCGCGGCGCGCCCGCTCGGACGCCGCGCCGCCGGGCGGACGCCCGTCGCGCCACGACGCCGACTGGGTCAACTTCTTCACCGGCCAGGGGGTCCTCGGCCGAGACAAGCGCCTCGGCGCGCACTTCAACGTCACCCCGCTGAGCTTCGACCAGCTCATGCACCTCTGGCTTGGCGACGACCTCGCCGCCCGGGCCGTCGAGATGATCCCGAAGGAGGCCCTCCGGCAGGGCTACGACGTCACGGTCGCCGACTCGCAGGAGGGCACCGACGAGGACACCGACGGGCTCGACCCGAGTGAGGCGTCGGCCGAGATCACGGACGAGCTCGAGCGCCTCGGCGCGAACGACGCGATCGAGATCGCCGGGTCGTACGAGCGCGGCTACGGCGGCGGCGCGATCCTGATCGGCGCGAACGACGGCCAGGCCGACCTGACCCAGCCGCTCAACCTCAAGGCCGTCCGCAGCCTCGACTTCTTGAACCCGCTCGAGGCGCGCGAGTGCATGCCGATCTACGCGTACGGCGACCCGCGGGCCCCGAAGTACGGCGAGCCGGAGATCTACCGGATCATCACGCGGAGCGTGCTGCCGAGCCGGCAGGGGTTCTCGGCGCAGACGATGGAGATCCACGAGAGCCGTCTCCTGATCTTCCCCGGGATCCGGGTCTCGCGGTTCCAGCCGCTCGCCGCGCGCGCCGGCTGGGGCGAGGCGGTGCTCACTCGGATCTACCGGGTGCTGCGCGACTTCAATGCCGCCTACGCCAACACTGGCGTCCTGATCAACGATTTCTCCCAGGCGGTTGTGAAGATCGCCGGGCTGTGGGAGGCGCTCGCGCAGGACGCCGGCGCGTTCAACCAGCGCCTCCAGGCGATGGAGGCCGGCCGCTCGACCGTCAACGCGATCGCGATCGACGCCGGCGACAGCTACGAGCGCCAGCAAACGCCGGTGACCGGGCTCTCGGACCTGCTCGAGCGGTTCGGCGTGCGGCTCGCTGCCGCCTGCGACATGCCGCTGACCCTGTTGTTCGGCACGAGCCCGGCCGGGCTCAACGCCACCGGCGAGAGCGACATCCGATCGTTCTACGACCGTGTTGCGAGCTACCAGCAGCGCAAGATCCTGCCGAAGCTCCGGCAGATCTGCCAGATCCTGTTCCGCACGATCGGCAGCCGGAGCGAGCCTGTGAACTGGTCGATCAAGTTCCGGCCGCTGTGGCAGGAGAGCGCCAAGGACCAGGCGTCGGCCGCGGCCGCGCTGGCGCAGGCCGACACGGCGTGGACCACCGCGAGCATTCTCAGCTCCGACGAGATCGCGAAAGCGCGTTGGGGTAAGGGGCAGGAGTTCGCCGGTATCACCGTCGACTTCTCGGCCCGCGAGGCCCAGGACGATCTCGGATCGCAACCCGGAGACCAGGAGGTCGTCACGCTGCCGGGCACAGGCGGCGCCGCCGGGACCGAGGTTGCGGCTCAGGCGTTCAACGGCGCGCAGATCTCCAGCATGCTGGAGATCGTCAAGGCGGCGACGGCGCGTCAGATCCCCATGGGCTCGGCCACGGCGATCATCCAGACGGCCTTCAACCTGTCGCCCGACAAGGCGAAGGCAATCACGTCGAGCGTGGCCGCGGCCCCGCTGCCGCCTGCGGTGGGAGCGACGGAACCGGACGAGCCAGACGAGGATCCGGAGCCGGAGGGCCCCGCGCCGACACCCGACGAAACAGACGGTCCTGCGCCGAAGGCCGGCGAAGCGCGCGGCGACAGCACCCCGCCGCCGCGGTGCGAGGCGTGCGGGCTGGAGATCGATCGCGACGCCGCCGACTCAGCGTGCGTGCTGTGCGGCAAGGAGTACATCCCGCCCCCGCCCTCCGGGTCGGCGCGGCCGCAGCCGGACGTAGTGCCGCCCGGTCCGCCCGCCGCCCCCGACCCGAACACGCCGCCGGTGCGGATGATCACCGCAGAGGACCGCGCGGACGCGTGCGCCCGGCCGGGGGCGCAGCGCCTCGACTTCGACCCCGACCAGCCTCGCGCCCCCGATGGGAAGTGGGGATCGGGGGGTAGTGGTACCGACCCCGGCCGCGCGCCCGACGATCGCACCGCGGCGGCGGTCAGGGATCCAGCGTTCACCGCGCCGAACCGCGAGCGTCTGATCGCAGCCGGCGACCGCGTGCGCGCGAACTACCCCCGCGACCAGCGCGCTACCGACGCCGTCCACGAGGAGGCTCAGAAGGAGATCCGCGCCGAGGCCGGCCGGATCCTACGCGAGCAGGCGGTCGTGGGGAGTGACCCCCGCATGCAGGCCGAGCTCGAGCGGGTGCGCGGCGACATGCCGGTCGCGCGCGTCGGTGACGAGTCGGCCAAGCAGCACGACGTCCTGATGGAGCGCGTCACCGAGCGCCGCGCCGAGCTCGCACAACACGACGAGGCGCGCGCGGCCGGGCTCGTTCCGAAGGTGCCGGACGAGGCGCTCAAGGCGTACCAGACGGCCGCGGCGCAGCACACGCCGGCGCTCGACGCTGCGCACGCCGAGGTCGACGCCGCGAGCCAGAAGGCTCTCGACGCGCTCGGGAAGTACAGCGCGCGCGCCGGCGACGAGGAGCGCGACGCTCTCTTCGAGGGCGACAAGGCGCCCGGCGATGCCGAGGAGCTGGCCGCAAGCTACGCCCACGCCGCCGACCGGCTCGGCGGGAAGGGCGACGTCGACGAGAGCGGCGACTTCCGCGACGCGCCGCCGTCGCAGGACAGATACCGCGAGATGGTCGACCCGGAGCGACACGCGCCCCCGGCCGACGTCGAGATCCCGGACCACTTCCGCGACGAGGAGACCGGCGAGCTCAAGTCGAAGTGGGAGCCCGACCCGAGCTGGGAGCCGGACCACGTCACGCACGAGGAGGCCCAGAAGCTCAATTTCGAGGAACACGAGGAGGGCGAGCGCGCCAAGACCGGGCCGTGGGATCCGGATCGTTTTGCGTACGAGCAGGGTCATCTTGATCCGGACAACTTGCTGGGCGACCCTGACAAACACGGTCACGTAAGCGCGGACTTCGACCCGAGCGACTACGACGAGAGCTTCGGACACACGGCCGAGAAGCATGCCGCCCTGGTGGCTACGTGGAACGCGGCCGCGGACGCCGATCGCACCGAGTACGAGCGGATCGCCGACAAGTGGAAGGCTGAGGAGAAGGCGCACGACGCCGCCGACAAGGCCGCGTTCGAGCGCGTGCAGAAGGCGGTCGCGGCGCACGCGGACGCCAGGCGCCAGGCGGCCGACGACGCCCAGGCGGCGCTCGAGGATCTCCACGGCAAGCAGACCGCGGCGCTGGCGACCGCGAAGACGATCGACAGGGCGGTCGCGAAGCCGCTCGCGGCGGCAAAGACCGAGGTCGGCGAGGAGGACTTCTCTCCTTCCGATCATGCGCACGATCGCATCGCGGAGCACCCGGCGCTCGCGACGGCGACGCCGGCTGACGAGGACGACGACGAGCGTGTGTTCGCCAGCGAGCCGCACGAGCGGCTCTATCAAGGCGCGCAGGGCGCATTCGGCGAGGACGTCCAGACCGCGCGGAGCACGCGCGAGGTGCTCGGGCAGCGACACGGCGCGCAAACGCAGGGTGCGCTCGAGGAGGCGCGCGACCACACAGCGGCGCTGGTGCGGGCGCTCTCGCAGGTCTCCGGCCGCGCGCCGGCGCTCGCGAAGCCGAGCCGGAAGAAGCCGCGGTGATGGCATCGTTGGTCGCGCGCGTCGCCCGTCCCTCCCAGGTCGCACGACGCGACGTCATCGAACGCGAGGGCACGGGGTGGTCCGTGTTCTCGGAGACGACGCCGCGTAAGCGGCTCGGTGGTCCGTACCGCTCGCGCACCGCGGCCGAGAAGAGGCTCGGCCAGATCGAGTTCTTTAAGCATCGGCGCGACGCCGCACGACCGCGTCCGCGGCTCCCCCGCCAGATGCCTCCGACTCGGATCGAGCAGGATTACGCGGCTGTGCTGATCCGAATGCTCGGTCGCGCGCGCGCGGCGTACGCGCCGCTGATCAAGGCGCTGCCGTCGATCCTGGAGGAGGCTGCCGCCGAGCGCGACGGCGCGCGCGCCGACAGCGCGTCAAGCCGAGCTCGTCGACTGCTTGCACAGGCACGCGGATCCCCTGTGATCGACACGCGCGCGCTCGAGGCGCTCGCCGGCAAGTACGCGAAGGCGACGTCGGACCACCAGAAGGAGCAACTACGACGCCAAGCGCACGCCGCGATCAAGGTCAACCCGGTGTTCAAGGACGCCGACCTGGCGCCGCTCTCGCGACATTTCGTACACGAGAACGTCGCATTGATCAAGCGTATCCCGGCGCGGCTGCACGACGACATCGAGGTGATGGTGCACCACGCGGTGTCGAGCGGGCGCCGGCACAAGCACCTGACCCGGCAGATCGAGGACCGCTTCGGCGTCGCCGATCGCCATGCCCGGCTCATCGCGCGCGACCAGATCGGGAAGTTCCACGCCAAGGTCAACCACCACCGGCAGAGGGAGATGGGGGTCAAGAAGTTCGTGTGGCGGACGGTCGGTGACGAGCGGGTGAGGCCGTGGCACGAGGAGCTCGACGGCACCACGCACCGCTACAGCAAGCCGCCCGAGAACCCGGACACCGGGGAACGGGCACTCCCCGGCGAAGAGATACAGTGTAGGTGTTCCGCTGAGCCAGTCTTTTCGTAGACTTAGCGCGCCGCGTCTAAGTTAGGCGGCCCTTTGTTTTTAGGGCCTTGCCCCAAGCTGATTCTATTGCTATATTATCAAACATGGAAGTGACGATGATCGACGGTTTCGTGGTCGGTGCCTACCCGGCGCGCACGGTGCGCGGCAAGGCCGTCCGCACCGCCCTCAACCTGTTCGCCTACGAGGCGTGCCCCTACAACACCACGCTCCGCTCCCGCGAGTGGGTGGCGGTGCTCCCGGGGCTCGTCAAGGCCGGGAAGCATGGGCTCGCGGCCGCCGTGGCGACCCGCATCATGCAGGGGCGCGACCGGACGCACACCCGAGTTGTGCAGCTCGACAACGGCGCGCTCGCGCTGGTGTAGTTCGGCCGGCACGCACTTGTAGTTATTCGCGAACTTGCGCGCCTCGCCGCGCACCACGCGCCCCGGTACGATCCCCGGATGCACGCGTGGACCGTCCCGCCGCCCGATCCGCAGATGACCCCGGTCCGCGCGCGGCGGGGGCGGCTCGTGCACGCGACCAGCCTCCGGACACCGCGGCAGACCGCCTGCGGCCGACGGTGCGACGGCTGGGCGGTGGCGACCCGCGAGCGCGTCGACTGCCGTCCGTGCAAACTCGCCATGTTCGGCCGGCCGCGGCTGCGTCGCGGGGCGCGGCTCGCGTGACGGCGCCCGGATGCGGGGCGATCTCGTGACCGGGCTCGAGTGGGCCGGCGCGGCGTTCGGCGTGTTCGCGGCCGCGGTCGCCTACGACTTCGCGTTCGCCCGGTATACAGCTGCCGCCGCGGCGCGGCGCGCGGCCGCCGCGGCGGGGTGGTCCGCGACCACCTACGGGGTCGGGCTCGTCGGCTTCGCCGCGGTGCTGCGCGGCTCGATCTGGCTGGCGGTCCCGGAGGCGGTCGGCCTGTTTGTTGGGACATGGCTCGGCGTCCGGCGCCGGCGCTGAACCACCCTACGTGGTACGCAGATCCGCCGTGCATGAATCAGCGCAACTGGCGCACCAGGTGTCCGGGCAGATCAGTTGCGACACCGGGTTCGGGCACTGCAGACCGCCGCGCGCGGACGCGAGGTCCGATGCTGCGAGTGCGCGAATCGTGTTGGAGCGGAGGGCGAGCTTCTTGAGCGTGGGGCGCATGCGCTCAGGGTAGCCGACATGCACAAACCGCGCCGCACCGGCACGGTCGGTGCTATGCTAGTTCCGTGCCGACTGCACATCCGCCAGCCGTCCGACGCGTGCACCGGACCGACCTGAGCACGCTCCAGCCCGTCGAGGAGCGCGACGACGGGACGATCGTTGCCGACGGGCGCCTGACCCGGTGCGGGGTGTTCACTTACTTCCAGCCCGACGGCTCCGTCCGACGCGAGCTCCGGCGGAGACAGGATGTCTGCAATCCTGCAAGTTTGCATACACTGATCGGCCGGCCGGTCACGAACAATCACCCGCCGGGGCTACTCGACGCGAAGACCGCGCGCGAGTGGATGGTCGGCGCACAGGCCGGCGACGTCACCGTCGACGAGGACCACGTCCGAAGCAAGGTGTCGGTCCTCGACGCCTCGACGATTGGCGCCATGCGCGCCGGGAAGGTCGAGGTGTCGTGCGGGTACGAGTGCGACTGCCTCGAGATCCCCGGCGAGGATCCGGTGTACGGCCGGTACGACGCGATCCAGACCAACATCAAATACAACCATATCGCGATCGTAGACAAGGGTCGCGCGGGGCCGACCGCCGCCGTCCGCATGGACGGGTGGATGGTAGCGGAGCCGGCGGCCGCGCCCGGGCGGGGCGCGCGCGGCACGCGACTTGCTAGTCCGGCCTCCGCATGCAATCCTCGATCCATGGCCAAGCGCAAGTCGACCGCGGGAGCACGCGCCGAAGGGGCGCGCGGTGATGCCGCCGGGTCGCCCGACCCGAACGACGAAGCGAGCCGCAATGCCGGCGGCGACAACGACGCGCCGCCCGCGCCGAAGGCACCCGCCGCCGAGGGCGTCGAGCACGACGACGATGACACGGACGAGGGTGACGAAGTGGAGATGGACGCCTACGACGCCATGTACGGCGACGACGGCTGCCTGACCGACGCGACGCGCACGAAGATGGCGGCCGCGAACTTCGCTGTCCCGGGCAAGGAACGGCTTCCGATCCACACCGCGGACGCGGTGAAGGGTTCGATGAAGCGGTTCGGAGCTACGGAGTTCGATGACGCGGACGAGAAGCACGCGGCCTTCAACCGCATCAACGCGCGCGCCAAGGAATTTGGCGTCAGCACCACCAATTTTCAGCGCGCACACGGCGCCAAGCTCGACCGGGCCGGCGGCCCACGGAGCGATACCAGCATGACCGCAGACGAGATCAAGAAGCTCCAGGCGCGCGCCGACAAGGCCGAGGCCCGGAAGACGGCCCGTGACGAGGCCCGCACCCGCGCCGACGCTGCCGAGGCGAAGGTCAAGGAGCTCGAGGGCAAGGTCGCCGGGCTCGAGGGCCAGGTCAAGAGCCTGACCACGGACCTGGAGACGGCCAAGAAGGGGCACCTCGACTCGGCCGCGATCGACAAGATCGTCGCGGACCGCGCCGAGCTCGTCGCGACCGCGACGCGCGTCGGCGCCCAGGTCACCGCAGCCATGCCTCCGGTCGACATCAAGCGCGCGGTGATCAAGCACCTGGACAAGGACGACGTGCCGGCGGACAAGCACTCCGAGTACGTCGAGGCCCTATACCAGGGGGCGCTCAAGCGCCACAAGGCGCACGCGGACGCCACCCAGGCCGGTGCGAACGCGCTCGCCGCGGCGCGCGGCACCGGCGGTGCGACCACGCCGACCGTCGTGACGCCGCCCGCGCCCGGCACCGGCGCGACCATGCCCAGCGAGGCCGAGGCCGCGGCCCGGATGCGGAACGATTCCGAGAACGCCTGGGCCAAGCCCGGCAACGCCACCGCGCTGCGGGGAGGCTACTAGCACCATGCCCGTTCAGACCAGCTACAACGCGGCGCCGGCTGCGGCGTTCGCCGGCATGCTCGCGGACGACACCGAGAACGACGTCATGACCGTGATCAACGCCGACTCGGTGTCGATCCCGTTCGGCATCTGCGTCGCGTTCAAGACCTCCTCGCCCACGAGCGACAAGGACGTGATCCTGCCTGGCGCGACGCCGAAGCTCGCGGGCATCGTGGTCCACAACCACGACTTCGCTCGGTCCGTGACCGTGCTCGACCTCGCGGGCAACAGCGTCACGATCGGCGAACTCGATTCGACCGGCGTCGTCGCCGGCGCGGTGATGGGGATCCTCTGGCGTGGGACGATCTGGGTCAAGGTGCAGCAGGCCGTCGTCGTTGGCGACCGACTGTTCGTCTGCACCTCGGCCGGGACAACCTTCACCGCCAAGGGCCAGATCGGCAACGCGGACGAGTCGAGCAACACCGTCGACGCGACCGCGATCGGTCGGTTCATCTCCTCGGCGGCGATCGGTGGCTTTGCGAAGCTGCAGGTCGACTTCAGCCAGAAGCCGTAGTCGGCAAGCGGAGGAACCATGGCCCAGGCCAGACGCAACGATCCCACACGCTCGCAGTCGAAGTCGTTCTCGATCGATACGGTCGCGGCGATCTCGGCGACGACGACCGTGTGGGCCTGGAAGGTCGGAGCACAGCGCACGTTCAAGCTCGAGCGTGCAGTGATCAACGTCTCGGCGACCTACGCCGCGGACACGACGAACTTCTACACGATCCAGATCAAGGACGGCTCGACGGTCCTGGCCAGCTGGTCCACGCAGACCAGCGCGCAGGGCGCGCTCACGGCGAACACGCCCGCCGACCTGATCCTCAACACCACGGACGCCAACCTCGCGGCCGCCGGCGGCGACACACTCACCGTCGTGTGCACCAAATCCGCCGCCGCCGCCAACTTCCCGACGTTCAACCTCCACCCCGAGGGGCAGTATTACTAGGAGCCGCACCACCATGACCGCCATTCCCCAGGTTTCCCCGGCGCGGCTCGACGCGATCAACGCCATGATCGCGGCGCAGCTCGCCGCAATGCAGGCTGCCGAGGCGCAGCCGGCGTTCCAGGCCACGTTCCCGACCGCGCGGCGCGCCGCCATGCGCGCGGACGCGCAGGCGTTCGATCCGCGCGCGCCGCGCCTCGACAGCATGAACGCGGACTCGCTGGCCTATCTCGACGAGATCGATCCGACCCTCTCGTTCTTCATCCAGGTCGGCAACGTCGAGGGCGTGAAGCGGCGCAAGGACGCGAGCGAGTCGCTGTTCTTCGTGGGGCAGCTCGCGCACATCCGCGCTGGTCTGCTCGAGGTCCTGTACCCGAACCTCCGCGCCAAGGAGTTCGTCTCGCTCGAGCCGGGGATCGATCCGGGTGCGGAATACTTCGAGTACCACATGACGGACACCGTCGGCCGCGCGCAGCTCATCAAGAGCTACAGCGACGACGTGCCGCGCGCCGATGTCAAGGGCGGCGCGGACATCCAGGTGATCCGCGGCGCGGCCCTGATGTACGGGTACACCATGCAGGAGTTGCGGGCCGCCATGAAGGCCGGCCTGCCGCTCGACGTCCGCAAGGCGATGGCCGCGCGACGCGGCATGGCGATCCTCACCGACGAGGTGCTGTTCTTCGGCCATGCGGACATCAACGCCAACATGCAGTCGGCGACCGGCAAGGACGCCGGCGCGCTGAACGCCGGACTCCAGGGCTTCGCGAACTTCACCGGCAAGTACGCCGTGCTCTCGTTCACCACGCCGACGGGCCAGGCCGGCTCGCAGCTCTGGCGCAAGAAGTCGCCGGACGAGATGGTGTTCGACCTGCACAGCTTCGCGAACAACATCATGAGCCAGAGCCTCGGGATCCACGTGCCCGACTCGATCCTCATGGGCACGAAGGCGTTCAACAAAATCGCCACGACCCGCATGGGCGACGGCTCGAACCAGACGGTGCTGAGCTTCTTCCTCGCGACGAATCCGTACATCAAGAACGTGGACTGGTCGTACCGACTCGACCCGGCGAGCGACGGCAACTGGTCGGGCTCGACGGGGCGGATCATCGGCTACGAGAAGAACCCCGAGCGGCTCGTCGGCCTGCTGCCGGTCGAGTTCGAGCAGCTCCCCCCGCAGAACGAGCACTTCGAGACCCGCACGCTGTGCCACGGGCGGATGGGCGGCTGCGTGCCGCTGTACCCGAAGTCGATCTCGTACCTGGACGGCTGCACCGACTCGAGCGACTAGTAGAACCGCGGCCGGCGCGTCCTTTCGCGGGCGGCGGCCCCGGCGCATCCCCGCCGGGGCCGCTTTCGTTTGGAGGCACGCATGATCTCCCCCGTTCTTCTCCCCAAGACCGCCGCGTCCGTCGCCTACACAGGCACGCCGGGCGCGCTCACCCTCGACGGCACGCAGCGGCCGGGGCAGGCCACCTACGAGCTCGTGACGACCTCGCTCGCGTGGTTCGCCCAGGGCATCGCGGCGTCGACGTTCACCGCGACCGCAGCGACCGATGTTTGCACCCTGACCGCGCCGACGACCCACAACCAGGTCACCGGCGACGGTCCGGTGCAACTCACCACGACGACGACGCTGCCGGCGGGACTCAGCCTCGCGACGAACTACTGGCTGATCGTCGTCGACGCGAGCAACGTGAAGCTCGCGACGTCGCGCGCGAACGCGCTCGCCGGGACCGCCGTCGACATCACCAGCGCCGGCACCGGGACGCACACGATGACCACGTTCGCGACGAAGAACGGCGCGAGCTCGGTCCAGGTGCCGGCCGGCCTGCCGCGGACGATCGACGGCGCCAACGGCCCGGCGATCTCCGTCGTGCAGGACACGGCGGCCGGCGAAGCGACGCTGACCGCGGTGCTGGTGGTGCGATGATCCGGGGCCTCGTCCTCGCGTTGGTCGTGTGCTGGCGCGTCGCCCGGAGGCGCTAGTGTCCGCAATTCTCTGGAGCGACATCACCGGCACGCCGCCGGCGGTTGGTATCGCGTCCGAGCTCGTCGCGCTCAGCGACGTCCCGGCGCAGACGCTGATCCTGCTGCTCGTCAACACGACCGGGATCAACGCGGCCAACTTCGGCGGCGAGGACGCCACGAAGACCAAGCTCGCGCGGATCCTCCTCGCCGCGCATATGGCGACGATGTTCCTACGGCGCGGCATCGCTGGCGCCGTCGCTTCGCAGTCCGAGGGCGGCGTCAGCGAGAGCTACGCGAACATCGTCGCCAACCCGAAGACCTGGGATCAGACCTCCTACGGCTCGGTCCTGCGCACGATCACCGCCGGCACGCCCGCGCGTGCGGGGCTGCTGATCGGGACGGTCGGGTAGCAGCCCGTGGGCCTGATCAAGAACGACAAGGTGTTCCGCGAGCTCCGCAAGAAGCTCGGGAAGCTCGCCGACGCCAAGGTCCGGGTTGGCGTGCTCGAGGGCGGCGACGACGAGGTCGAGAGCGAGTACGGCGACCTGACGATCGTCGAGCTCGCGACGATCCACGAGTACGGCGCGCCGGAGGCGAACATCCCCGAGCGCTCGTTCCTGCGCAAGACCTTCACCGACGACCGCGGTCGCGCCGAGACCGCCGAGTTTCAAGCCGAGCCGGCGAAGCAGGTGATCGAGGGCAAGCTCGGCGCGAAGACCGCGCTCAAGCGGATCGGCGCGTGGGGCGCGGCGAAGGTGCGCGAGCGGATCCGCGAGGGGATCGACCCTCCGCTTCGTCCGGCGACGATTCAGCGGAAGGGGAGTTCGACGCCGCTGGTGGATACCGGGCATCTGCAGGCGAGTGTGAGCTGGGAGATCGACGAGGGCGGCGGTGAGTAGAACGCTCTACGTGCTCGTGGATCCGCGCGATCATCGCGTGCGCTACGTGGGTGTGACCGTGAATCCGGGCGTGCGGCGCATGCAGCATCGCGAACGTCCGCCGTCTCGCGAGAAAACTCCGCTGGCGAAATGGAAACGAAAACTGCAACGGAAACACGGTAGCCGACCGCTATTTGTGCCGGTCCTGTGTTGCCAGACCGACGAAGCTTTATACGAGGCTGAGATTGCGTGGATTCGTTATTACCGTGCGCGCTGCCTTGATCTCCTCAACGTGGCCGACGGCGGCGTGAGAGACATGACGAAGTGGCGCGAATCCAAATCCGGACACATGCCATGGAACAAAGGTAAGACGTTTTCCGATGAAGCGCGCGAGCGCATGAGCAGTGCGGCGCGGAGACGCCGCGCGTCCGCCGAGACGCGCGCGAAAATGTCGGCGGCGCGCATGGGTCACGCGGTATCCGACGAGACACGCTCGCGTATCGGTGCGAAGACGCGCGCGAACGCCACCAGCAAACGACCCGAAGTGCGGGCCAGGATCGCCGAGACGCTGCGTGGTCGGACGCTGCCTGACGACGTCAAAGCCAAGTTGCGCGCATCACAGCAGCTACGACGCAGCCGCGAGCGCTGGAGTCAGGTGCCGTGAGCCTCCTCAACGTGATCCGACGCTACGCCACCGGCCCGATCCCGATCATTCGCACGCCGGTTGGCACCGTGGTCGACGGGCAGTACACACCCAGCGACCCCGGCGGCTCATTCTCGTCGCCGACGTTCTCGTCGACGTTCGACACCGACGCGACCCTCACCACGGACCCGATCTACACGAGCGTGCAGCCGATCAGCGGTGACGAGCTCAAGGACCTCCCCGAGGGCCAGCGCACCGAGGACTCCTGGTACGTGTGGACGACGACGGTGTTGCTCGCGCGCTCCGCCGCCAACGATCCGGACGTGCTGGTCGGCGGCGTCGGCCTGCCCGAGGGCTCGTGGCGCGTGGAGAAGGTCGAGGGTCCGTTCCGGCTGCTCTCCGGTCACTACCGGGTGACGGTAAGCAAGGTGGACATCCAGTGAGCGCCATCGCCTGGACCGCGATCCAGAAGGCCCTGCACACCTGGGTCGTCGCCGGCTCCGGGCTCCCCTTCGATCATGTGCTGTGGGGCTACCGCGGCGCCGGCCGGCCGACCGCGCCACACATCATCCTCACGATCACGAACGTGCGCAACCCCGCGCACGACTTCGCGAAGGACGAGGACAACCCCCTCACGTTCGGGTCGCTGACGGTCTCGAGCGTCGACTTCGCCGGGAACACGCTCGCGATCGCCGGGCACCCGCTGGTCACCGGCGACGGGCCCGTGCGTGTCACCTCGACCGGCGGGCTGCCGGCGCCGCTCCAGGCCGGCACCGACTACTGGGTCGTCGTAGTCGATGCCGGGCACGTCCAGCTCGCCAGCACCTACGAGCACACCGGCGGCAACAACGTCGCGCGCGGACTCGGTTCGACCCCCAACCCCGTCACGGTGATCGCCCTGACGACCGCAGGCTTCGGCACGATCACCCTGAGCGCGACCGCCGACACCGTCCGCGCCGGGCAGGAGATCATCGCGCGGGCACAGGGCGTCCGCGAGGTCGTCATGCACGCCGACTGCTACGCGCCGGAGGGCAGCGGGATCCAAGCGGTGCAGATCCTGACCGACGTGCAAGCCGCCCTCCAGCTCTATGCGACCGCGCTCGACGCCGCCGGCGTCGGGGTGACGGACTTCGGCGAGGCGTTCTCGCAGGGCGGGGTGAAATTCGTATCCGGCCGCCGCGGGACGATCCTCGAGCCCCGGGCGATGTTCGATACCACCTTCTACGTAGCCTCCGAGATTACCGGATTCGAGACGATCGTTTCGAGCGTGTCCGCGGACCTGGAGCTACAATCACCGGGTGGGGACGCCCTCCCTGCAATTCCCGTGCAAGTCACCAGGAGCTAGCCGCGCAATCACATGGCCGACAGTGACTTCGTCACGTTCACGATCGCGATCACGAACGCCGGTCTCTCGCAGCCCAGCTTCGCGACCCCCCTGATCCCCTCGTATAGCGCGACCTTCCTGGGTGTGCGCTCGTACGGTCAAGCCTCGGACGTCGCCGTGGACTTCGCCGTGGGCACCGTCGAGTACACCGCCGCCGCCGCGATCTTCGCGCAGCCGGTGCACCCTGACACTGTCAAGATCGCCGCGGCGACGCTGCCGCCGACAATGCAGTACCAGCTCGGCGCGGCCGCGGCCGTCAACGCCACGAAGTACCAGGTGCAGGTCGACGGGCCCGGGATCACGTCGACGCTCATCTCGATCACGAGCGACAGTTCGGCGACCGTGCCCGAGATCAACAACGCGCTCCTCGTTGCGCTGAACGCGGTCGTCGGCGCGAACTACACGGCCGCGTTCTCGCTGCTGGCGTTCACCAACTTCACGTTCACCGCCGACAGCACGACCGACCACCTGACCGCGACCGCGCACGGGCTCAACACCGGCGACGGCCCCGTGCAGGTCAGCAACTCCGGCGGCGGGCTGCCCGGCGGCCTGGCGACTTCGACGAACTACTGGGTGATCAAGATCGACGCGAACACGTTCGAGCTCGCAACGTCGCTGGCGAACGCGCTCGCCGGGACCCAGATCGACATCACGACGAACGGTACCGGGACGCAGACGGTGCTCCACCAGACCACCACCGCGTCGCCGAGCCTGGCGCTGACGATCACCGGCAACTTGGCCGGTAACTGGTTCTCACTCGAGATCAAGAACTTCACCCTGCTGTCGAACAAGATCACCCACGCCGACCCGGGGATCGCGACGACGCTCGCGGCGATCAGGGCCATCGACGACGACTGGTACTGGCTCGTGATGCCTTGGCCGTCGCACGCGCAGGTCCTGGCCACCGCGGCCTGGGTCGAGGCCAACGGCAAGGTCTATCTGCCCTTCACCATCTCGACCGACTCGATCAACCAGGCAGTCGGGTTCGGCGATACGCTCGATACGCTCAAGGGCTTCGCTTACACCCGCACGGACGCCAAGTGGCACCCGTCGCCGGTGCAGATGTTCGACGCCGCGAGCATCGGCGCGATCGCGCCGAAGAACCCCGGTACCTACACCGAGGCATTCAAGACCCTCACAGGTGTCCAGCCGGTGAAGCTCTCCCCGACGCAGCGGCAGAACCTCAAGGACCGCCGCGCCGGCAGCTACACGACCGAGCGCGGCCGGAACGTGACCTGGGACGGGAAGGTCGGCTCAACTACGTACGGCTATCTCGACATCCGGGTCACGGTCGACTGGTTCTCGAGCCAGGTGATCGGCGCGGTGCTCGGCGTGCTGTTCTCGCTCGACAAGGTCGCCTATACCGACGAGGACATCTCGGCGATCGCAGGCGCGATCCGCGGCGTGATCGCGAACGCAGTGAGCGACGCGCACAAGGCGCTCGACCCGGGCGACCCGACCAGCACCGACAACCCGCCGCCGGCGGTGACGTTCCCGCGCGTCGCGGACATCTCGGCGGCGACGCGCGCGCTGCGCCAGCTCCCCAACGGGCTCATCACGGGCCGGTTCCAGGGCGCCGTGCAGAGCGTGGCATTCCAGGCCGTGCTGACGTTCTAGCGGCTGGGCCGCCCGATCGGAACACCCCATGCCCGTCAAGAAATACTCTCCCAAGAAGGTCACCGGCAGCTGGAGCCCGCCGGGCACCACGATCCAGCCGACCGGCTTCATGGACGGCACGTTCCTCGAGATCGAGTACGCCGAGGACGCCGTCACGATCCACGTCGGCGCCGATGGTACGGTCTCCGCGGTGCTCAACGCGAACAAACTCGCCTACGTCACGCTGACGCTGGCGCAGACCAGTGCCGACAACGCAAAGTTGTCCGCGCAGGTGCCCGACGCCGACGCGAACCGGCTACCGTCGGGAGCGATGAACTGGGAGGACCTAAACGGCCTCAGCCTGATCCACGGCGAGGACGCCTTCATCGTCAAAACCGCGGCCGTCGAGTTCGGCAAGAGCATCACCGGCCGGAAGTGGAAGTTCGCGATCACGAAGGCCGTCATCAATGTCGGCTCGGGGGGCTAGCCCATGACACTCGGACAGACCGTCATCTATACGCTCAACGACCACGACCGCGAACGACTACATGCGCTCGGCTCGCGACATCCGAACAACGGCGCGCCCGAGGCTCCGGCCACGGTCGTCCGGGTCTGGAGCGACACGTGCGTGAACCTTAGAGTTCACTGCGATGACACTTTCGACTTGTGGGTCACCTCCGCCACGAAGGGCGAGGGGGCGCGGACCTGGAAGGAGGGCCCGTGACGCGTCGGCTCGAAGAAACCGAAGTCAAGACCGAGGGCTTGCCCGACGCGCGCATCGCCGCGCAGGCGCTGCCGATCGAGGACGCCGAGGATCTCCTGCCCGAGGTGCTCGAGCTCGTCGCGATCGCCGGGACGCGCGCGCTCGGCCTGCTCTCGAGCGGGACGGTGCGCGGCACCGACGACGTCCTCGCGCTGCTGCCGGCGCTGCCGGAGCTTACAGCCAAGCTCAGCGGCGGCCGGCTGCGCTCGCTGCACAAGCGCGCGTGTCGCACGACCAGTGTCACGCTTGCCGACGAGCGCGGCGAGCGGACGAAGTACGACCTGGTCAACGACAAGGAGCGCGCCGAGTGCCTCGACGCGCGGCCGGACCTCTACCTGCGGATACTGCTCGCCGCATTGAAGGTGACGTACGCCCGTTTTTTTCCCGGGCTCGCCCGCCTCGGGGCGGGCAAGAAGACGGCGTCGAGCTGACCCAGCTCCACCCGGAGCACGAGGCGCACCCGCGCGTGTGGCGGCTGTACCTCGCTCGGCCGACGTACACCCTGGAGCAGATCCGCGAGATGTCGCTCGAGGACGTTCACCTACAACTCTGGCTCCTCGGGCGCATCGACGCGGCGAGGGCGGAGGCGGACGAGCGCGCCCGCGAGAGCGCCGAGGCCGAGCGCACAGCCGGGGGGTTCTAGGTGATCGTCGCAGAATTGTTCACGACTCTCGGTCTCCTACCCGACAAGGAATCGTTCGACGTCGGCGCAGATCTCATCGAGAGCCTGGGGAAGGCCGTCGAGACGTATCTCAGCTACGAAGCGCTGAAGCACGTCGTCGAAATGTTCGAGCATGTCGCGGAGGCGGCCGACCACGCAGCGAAAGCCGCACAGCGCACCGGCATCGCGGTCGAGACGTTCCAGGAGCTCGACCATGCGGCCGCGATGTCCGACACGAGCATCGGCGACGTCACGAGCGGGCTGGGTCACCTCGAGAAGGGCATGGAGAAGCTCGCGCAGACCGGCAAAGGGCCGGTCGGTGACGCGCTTCGCAAGCTGCACGTCTCGCTGGCGGCACTGAAGCACGACACGCCAGAGCAGCGCCTCGAGCGCCTCGCCAGCGCGTTCGCCAAGCTACCGGCAGGCGCCGAGAAGGCACAGCTCGCGATGCAGCTGTTCGGTGGCGCCGGGAAGTCGATGATCCCGCTGCTCAACGCCGGCGCGGCCGGCATCGAGCAGATGCGCGGCGAGGCGTACCAGCTCGGTCTCGTGATCGACGAGGACGTCGCGCACAAGTTCGAGGAATTCAACGACCAGCAGCACCGGGTCGGTGACTGGTTCCAAGGATTCAAGAACCAGATCGCCGTGGGGTTGCTGCCCATGCTCTCGGAGATCGTGGATCACTTCTACGAGTGGCTGCAGGCGAACCGCGAGTGGATCGAGCAGGGCGTCGCGACGGTGCTCGACGCACTGATCGCCGGGTTCAAGTTCCTCGCCGAGACGCTCGCCGACGGAATCGAGTTCCTGAAGAAGCACAAGGAGTACCTCGTCGCGATCGGCCTGGTCATCGCCGGGATCATCGTGCCGGCCGTGGTGAGCTGGGCGGCGGCGACGCTCGTCGCGATGGCGCCGTGGATCGCGCTCGGCGCCGCGGTCGCGCTCGTCGCGTACTGGATCAAGGAAATCTGGGACGACAGCAACGAAGGCTACACGATGGCCGAGGTGTGGGAGGCCATCAAGAGCCTGGCGGAGGAGTTCGGCACCTGGCTTTCGCAGTTGCCGGAGAACGCGCGCACCTGGATCAACGATACCGGCGAGGCCATCAAGAGCGCGATGAAGGATGCGTGGGACGCGGCGGTCAAGATCGCGAAGGACGCGTGGGAGTCGATCAAGCAGATCCCGGTGATCGGGCAGATCCTGCAGGGTGGCGAGTACCTCGGCAAGAAGGTCGCCGGCATCGTCGGCCATGACCTGACGGATCTGCGTCAGAACCGCGAGGCGTTCGGGCAGACGCACAAGGAGATCGACGAATCCCTGAAGCACCTGCACGAGGTGGAAGTGCGCGGCGCGGCGATCGAGGCCGAGGCGCGCCGACTCGGCGGCGGGGGCAGTACCACGATCCAGGGCGGCGACGTGCACGTCACCGTACACGCCGCGAGCATGACGCCGGAGCAGGTCGAGAAGCACGTGACCGGCGCCGTTCGCGAGGCGCAAACCGACGCCATCCGGCAGGCGCACGCCAGCCTCGGCGGAGGGAAGCGCCAGTGAGGGCGCGCGCGCGGAGCCGGGGCCTCGCCGGGGCCGGGGGCCGGCCGTGATCACCATCGACGGTCTCCCCATGGACCTCGCCGAGAAGGAGGACCACGTCCTCAAGTCGGCGATCACGAAGCACCCGGTCGAGACCGGCGTCGACATCACCGACCACATCCGGCCGGAGCCTCGCACGCTGACCCTAACTGGCGTCGTGGTGTCGAATACGCCGATCGGCGCGATCGCCGCCGACCCGAGCCGGCAGGGGCGGAACGACTTCGCCGGCAACACGTACCGCTTCTTGCGCGACCTGTGGGCGACCCCGCGCACGGTGGTCGTGGTGACCGGGCTCGAGCGGTACGAGTCCATGGCGATGGCGACGCTCCAGATCCCGCGCGAGAGCAAGGATGCCGGCGCGCTGGTGTACACGGTCACCTTCGAGGAGGTGCAGATCAAGCAGCAGCGTCGCGCGACCGTGCTCCTCCCGGCGACGGCCGGCGAGATCGACCTCGGGCCGGTCGGGATCGCCACGCTCGACGGCAAACACATCCTGTGGCGCAAGGGCAAACCCCCCGGCAAGCCGTCGCGCGTGTTCGACAGCACCGAGAAGCCTGACGGCGTGATCGTCGGGGAGGAGGTCGTGTCGCTGACGAAGGGCAAGCTGATCCACCAGGACGGGAAGACGCAGCTCTCGACCGAGGAGGAGGCCGCGTTGCGGCTTGACCTGCGCCGCGACGAGAAGTTCAAGCAGCAGGCCGCCAACCGCGCGCCGAAGGATCAGCGTCCGGAAGCGCTGAAAGAGGTCGACCGGAAGCGCACAGACACCGCGCTGCGGATCCTCAACGGTAAGGACCGCGCCGGCGTGAAGCCCGACCCCGCCGTCGCCGGAGCGAAGTAGCTATGCCCGTCGTCCTCCCCCTCCGCCCGTCGATCGGCGCGTACAGGTTCACGCTGCAGCTCGAGGACGTCCAGTATCGCTTCCGCCTGAAGTGGAACAGCGTCGAGCGCCCGGGTTCGGCGCCCGCGACGCCCGGCGTCATCACTGCGCCTGCGAAGGGCATGTGGTACATGGACATCGCCGAGTTCGACGGCACGCCGATCCTGGCCGGCGTCAAGATCGTGCTCGGCTCCTACCTCGGCCGGTGGAGCAACCACCCGCTGATCCTCAACGGCGTGTTCGTCGCGCGCTCGAGCGCGCCGATCCACGACGACCCGGGATTCGACGACCTCGGCGTGACCGTGCAGGTCCTGTACTTCAACCGCGCGGATCTCGCGGCCGAGATGCTGGGCGCGTTCTCGGAGGCGACGTAGGCGCGCTGCGCGCCCGGGATCCACCGCATGGCCGACCTCGTCCCGCCGCTCCCCCCGTCGCAGCTCCGGCTCCTGTTCCGCGCCGTCGAGGTGACGATCGCCAACCAGCCGCAGCCGACGCCTGGCAAGGGTGCGTTCTTCGAGCGCGAGCCAAACGCGCTGGTCGTCGACTCGCTGCGTGTGCAGTTCGACATCAAGCGCTCAGTGGCGAAAGGCCCGAACCCCGGGGTCGTCAAGATCAGTAACATGGCGCCCGACAGCCGCGGACGCTTCAGCCGGATGCCGGTGTACGTGATCCTCCGGGCCGGTCACGACGGCGTGTTGCGCCCGCTCATGGAGGGCAACGTCACGCATTCGATCTCCGAGCTCAAGCACACCGACTGGATCACGAAGGTCCAGTTCGCCGACGGCGGCCGCTCGTACGCGCGCAGTGAGTTCTCGCGCTCCTACGCGCCGCCGGTGCGCGCACTGCAGGTGCTCGGCGACGCCGCGGGCGCGATGGGCCTGACGCTGCCGCCGGAAGCCGAGCAATCGCCCGAGCTTCGCCAGGCGCTCGAGTCTGGGGTCTCCGTGCACGGCCCGACGCGCGACACGTTGACGAAGCTGCTCGCGCGCTACGGGTTCAACTGGAGCGTGCAGAACGGCCGGCTGCAGATTCTCAAGCAGGGCGCCACGAACCGCCGGCGCGCGTGGGTGGTCAGCGAGGACGTCGGGATGATCGGGTCGCCCGACGCGACGCTCCCCCACAAGCCGGGTAAGCCGTCCGAGCTCGTGGTGAAGGTGCTGCTGTTCCCCGAGATCATCCCCGGGGACTCGATCCAACTGACGAGCAAGAGCTTCCGGGGCGCGGTCTACCGCGTGAACGACGTGCACCACATCGGCGACACGCACGGCAACGAGTGGACGACGTCGCTCAAGTGTGTGGCGCCGACGGGGTAGGATCACGTTGTGCGGCTTGACGTCGCGGTACACGTAGATCGTGCTGCACGGGTACACGTGGATCCTGCGTGGTACCCTAGGTCATGGCGATCTCCACGAGCACCATCGGCCCAATCCCCGCGCCCGCGGACGAGCCCCGCGACCCCGACCTCCTCGACCTGCTCGAGCGGTTCCGCGAGGTCCTGCTCGACGGGATCCACACGACCGAGCCCGGGCGGATCACCGCGTACGACCCGGCGACGCAGCTCGCCTCCGCGCAGCCCGAGGTCCAGGGCCGGCGCGTCGAGGAGGACGGCAGCCTGAGCCCCGTCACGAAGCCAGCCGTGCACCGGGCGCCGGTGATGTTCCTCGGCGCCTCACCGAAGGGCCGGATCACCTGGCCGGTGCAGGTCGGCGACCCGTGCACGATCTACTACTGCTCCTCCGCGATCTCGCGGTGGGTGACACTCGGCCGGGTCGTCGACCCCGGCGACGATCGGCGACACGACCTCGCGGACGCGATCATCGCGCCGTCGCTGCACAGCGCCGCGTCCGTGCCGACCGACGCGCCGACCGACGCGCTAGTGCTGCACGCCGACGCGGTGAAGATCGGGTCCTCGAGCGCGAGCCAGCGGTCGGTCCGAGGCGACGCGTTCCTCAACGCGTTAGACACGCTGATCGATTCGATCGGGACTGCGGTCGGAAGCGTCCCCGGCGCCAGCGCGGCGATCACCGCCGCGAAAGGTGTGTTCGATGCGGCCGCGGCCAGCTTCCTGTCAACTGCCGTCCGGCTGGAATAAATGCGGCGGGGGCGCGAACCCCGCGTGCGCCACGCCCGCCGCTCGCCGGAGGTAGGCGGCAGCGGGCACGGCGCGAGGATGCTTTAGAGCGCGCGTGTGCCGCCGACCTCGACGGTGATCGTCAGGCTCCACTGGGAGCGGTCGCCCGGGCTCACGCAGCGGGCCGGCTCGATGTCATGCCCGATGGTCCCCAGGGCACCCCGGCACGCGACCGTCAGCGCCCGGGCGCGTTCCGGGGACGTGGTGCGGATCTCGAAGGTCACGCGACCGTCGCTCTCGGCGGGCAGGTCGTCGGAGAGCTCGTCGCCGGTCTGGAGCTGCTGCTGGATGATCTTGTGAACGTTGCGAACGCGATCGATGGACATGTCATCTCCTTGGGGTGAGCCACCACGGCGAACACACGATCGTGTCGCCGTCGTCGAGATTAGCCGGGGGCCGGTGTACGCCGAACACGGCCGTGGGATCGTAGGTACGCGTGGGGACGGCGATCTGCGCTGAGCGGCCTGCGAACACGACCCCGAATCGCCGCTCCGGGCGAAGTGGGAGCACGCGCCGGAGGCGAGCAGGCAAGATCAGCACAGGGTGATCTCCGGGTCGGCCTCGGCGCTCGTGCGGGTGTGCTTGTGGGGCACGGGCAGCCCGCGCCGCGCCAGCCAACTGACCCCGGCGTCATCGAGATACCAGACATCGCCGATCGGCGCGATCAGGCCGATGCGCTGCATCTCCGCTAGCAGCGGGCGCGTTTCGTCCGGGGAGGCGTCGGCGATGCGGGCGCTGAGACCGCGGACGGTCAGGCCGCCGCGGCGGAGCACCACGAGCGCCGTCTGGGCGCGGGGGTCGAGATCGGTCGGGCGGGGGTCGGCAAGAGCGTCCATGGCCAGGGTATCAGCACGCTCTGTGCCCGCGCTAACCTACGGAAAGCCCGTATGGCGCCCGGCCGTACGGCGTGAACGCCCGGCGTCAGGTGTCGCGTGCGCGCCACACCGGCGCACCGGCACGGTACTTGCTATACTGCGTCCGTGGCTGCGCCTCTCGCGACCGACCCGCAGGACGTCCTCATGGCGCCGATCACCAGCGGACCGCGGGCCGGGCGATGGGACCTCGTCGTTGACCCGCTGCTCGGGATCCAGCTCGTCTCGAGCGAGGCCGCGGTCGCGCAGGCCGTCCGCTTCCGGCGCGGGCTCCAGCGCGGTGAGTGGTTCTTGAATCTCGACGTCGGGATCCGCTGGTACGAGGAGATCCTCGGTGACGCGTCCAAGACTCCCGGCGTCGAGGCGCGCGCCCGGGCCGCGGTCGCGGCGGCGATCCTCGACACGCCGGCCGTGGTCTCTATCACCCGGCTCGACGTCACCCTCGACGCGGCCGCGCGCACCCTGACCGTGACGTTCGTGGCGCAGTGCACCTTCGGCACGACCTCGGCGTTGACGTTGACCGTCGGGGACGCGCGGTAGTCCGGCCCCGGCCGGCGCTCCGCCGCTCACCCCGCTGACCACCACCGGCCTCACCCCCGCCGGGCTCGTCGTCGCGACTACCGACGATCTCCGCACCGACTACGAGTCGGACACCCGCGCCAAGTTCGGCGCCTCCTTGCCGCTCGGCGACCTCACCGTGTTCGGCCACCTGATCGGCCTGATGGCCAACGCGATCGGTCTACTCTGGCAGCGTCTGCAAGAAGTCGACACCTCGCACGACCCCGAGCAGGCGACCGGCGCCGCGCTGCGCAAGGTCTGCCTGCTCTCCGGCACGGAGGCGCCGCCGGCGCTGCCGTCGATCGCGACGCTCACGCTATGCGGTGATCCGGGGACCTTCGTTGCGGCGACGAACCGCGTCGCGATCGCCAGCCTCCTGCCGACGGTGATCGCCTTCGATACCGACGATGACGTGACGATCACCGCGCTGCCTGCCTGGGCACCGACGACCCTGTACTCGATCGGCAACCGCGTCACCAACGCGTCGCGCTGCTACCAGGCCAGCACGACCGGCGTGAGCGCCGGCTCCGGCGGCCCGACGACCACGGGCACGGGGATCGCCGGGACCGGGATCATCGACGGCGGTGTGACCTGGCAGTATGCCGGCGAGGGCACCGGGGCGATCGACGTGGCGGCGGACTGCGAGGTCACCGGCCCCACGGTCGCGCTCGCCGGTGACGTCAGTGCGATCCAGACCCCAGTGAGCGGCCTGCGCAGCGCGCGCAACCTCACCGACGCGACGCTCGGTCAGGACGAGCTGACCGACGAGGCGCTCCGGTTGCTGCGCACCGACGAGCTCGCCGACGCCGGCTCGACGACGCGCGCGGCGACGATCAGCTCGCTGCGCGCGCTCTCGGGCGTCAAGGCCGTTACCGCGTTGACCAACCGCGGCGACACCACCAACAGCGACGGTTTGCCACCGCACTCGTTCGAGATGATCGTCGACGGTGGCGTCGACCAGGAGATCGTCGACGCGATCGGCACCAACCAGGCCGACGGGATCGCCAGCTTCGGCAACACGTCCGGCACGTTCACCGACGACGAGGGCAACACCGAGACGGTGTTCTTCTCGCGCGCGTCGCTGACGAACGTGTACGTCGTGATCACCGTGGCGTTCAACGCGTCGCTCTACCCGAGCGACGGCGACGCGCAGGTGCAGGCGGCCGTCGCGTTTGCGGGCACGGCCTTCGCGGACGGCGACGACGTCGAGCCGACCGAGCTCGGCGCGCAGGCGTTCAGCGTCTCGGGCGTGCGTCGCGCCGACCCCGTGCTCGTCTACAGCGACGTGATCGGCACGCCGGCCGCGTGGACCGCGACCCACGCCTACGTCGCGACGGTCGGCGCCCGGAGCGTCGTCACGAACGACGGCGGCCGGACGTACATCTGCATCACCTCCGGCACCAGCGCCGGCTCGGGCGGGCCGACCGGCACCGGCACCGACATCACCGACGGTGGGGCGCACTGGCGCTACCTAGGCGCGCCGCTGGTGATCGCGACGCGCGAGCGCGCGGTCCTTGATACCACCCGCGTCACCGTCCAGAGCTCGGCGATCACGCCGTAGACCCGCGCCATGGCCTCCCCCGTCGTCACCACCGTCTCACCCACCCCGAACACCGCGCCCGGCTCGGTCGGTGGCATGCCCTCCGCGTTCAACGCCGCGTCCGCGACCCCGGTCGTGCTCACGGTCACCGATGCCGACGGCGCGTCGGACCTGCTGCTCGTGATGGTGTCGGCGCTGTTCACGGACGGCACGCCCGATGAGACCGTCTACCGCGCCGGCGGGTTCGCCGCGGAGTACCTAGCCGGGTCGGCGCAGGGCGCGGTGACGAACGGCCTGCAGCTGACCATCGGTCGCGCGACCGGGTGGCCGAGTGCATTCGCCCTGGCCGTGGACGTGGCCGACCGCGGCGGCCACGCGGTGAGCACGCTCCTGCTCTACCCGATGCCGTCCCGCACCACCGCTACGATCGCTGTCGCGCCGGTCTCGGACGGCGCGCTAGATCTCTTCGGGCTGACCCGCGCCCTCATCGTGTCCCAGTTGCGCGCGTAGCGCTTGTCGCCGCCGAACGCCCCACAGGAAACCACCCCATGAAGAAAATCGCGACCGCCATCGCCATCCTGCTTCTGACCGCGAGCACCGCGCTCAGCAACCCGGTCATCCGGCACACGAAGATCTGCACGCAGCCGGCCGGGTCGAACCCCAGCCTGATCGGCTGCCCCGACTGGAACGCGGACCACGTCATCGACTCGGCGGCGCTCGCCGCGACGATGGACATCCAGCTCGTCACGGCGGACCCGAACGGCACGAAGACGGGCCCCGGCATCGCGATCGACACCACGAACAACCAGCTGTGGATCAATACCGGCGGCACGACCTGGACGCCGCTCGCCCGCAGCGACGGCGGCACGGCCGGCGCTCGCAAGGTGTTCCTGCTGCGCACGGACAGCAACGGCATGGGGGCCGGCACCGAGACGGATCAGGACGATCCGACCGACCAGGTGAACACGCCGAACACGAACGTGAACCTGGTCAAGATCTACACGACCAACTTCAGCGAGCCTGTCACCCCGATCAACATGGGTACCGGGTCGCTGCGTGTGCAGGGCTTCAACCCGGCGCACGGCCCCGAGCTCATGATCGGCTACGAGCTCGGCCGCCTTATCAACGGCCCGGGATCGGTGCCCGACAGCGCACACAAGCTGTGGATCGATCAGATGTCGATCCACTCGTCGACGCTCGCGAACTGGATGCAGGGGTCGAGCGCCGGCACGTTGTCGCCGCTCCTCGGCGGCGGCAACCTCGACGCCGACAGCAACGCGCGCGGTCTGGCGACGGTCGCCGCAAGCAACGGCGCGGCCGCGGCGATGTTCACGATGCTCGGCACGAACGATGCCTCGAACAGCACCGACGCCGGCAACGTCGGGACGAACGTCGCCGCCTTCGAGACGAGGCAGCGCAGCGTTTACGGTTCGCAGTTGCTTTTCGTCTGGACGATCATCCAAAGCACGATAACCAATCCGCCGTTTCCCAACGCGTCCACGGCACGCGCGAACCAGATCGCGGCGCTGCAGGCCGCGACCGGCACCGCGCTGGTCTACGCCGAAGACATCCCGACGATCGACGATTTCGCACACTTCACTTCAATCGGCGAGCAGGTCCTCGGACAACGGCAAGCCTTCGCCTACGTGCGGCTCGCCGGACTGCGCCAGCGCATCGTGACCGCGCCGACCGTCGTCGGGTTCAGCCCGGCGACGTACAACGGAAGCGCCCACGGTCTGTCCGGCTTCACGGGTGCGTCCGGCAGCACCATCCGCGCATGGCCGTGGCAGGGTAGCGCGAACAACGATCTGACGATCATCCCGGTGTTCAGCGGTGCCATCGGCGCCGGCACCACGATCCCGACACCCTCGGGCTACACCGCCGCCGCGACGCAGATCGCCGATCTGGACAACGCGGGCGTCGGCAACCACCTGGCGCTGTTCACGAAGGCTGTGACGCAGGCCGACCTCGACGCCAACGGAACGAGCACGGGCGGCCCGGGTTTCCCGGCGTCGATCACGGTGACGCCGGGCGGCGCGCAGTTCGTCGCGAAGCCTTTCGCCGTGCGCACCTCGTCCGGCGTGCCGGCCTTCGACGGCGCGGCGACCGCCTTCACGCATACGACGGTCGACACGTCCGCGGTGACGGCCGGCGGTGTGACCACGACGGCCGCCAACCGTACCATCTTCATCCTGGTGACGGGCTGGTCCGGAGTCGGCCAATCATTCACGGTGGCGAACAGCAACCTGACGAACCTAACGCAGGTGTATGGCGCGCAGTATCCGAGCTCCTCCGGCAATTACCTGTATGTCGGGCTGTGGACAGGAACGCTTGCTGGCGCCGGCGCGAGCGGCAATAGCACGGTGACACCGGCGATCTCCGGCGGATCGCAGGGCTACACGTGGGCGATGTAGCCGAAGGCACTGATGCCAGGGTTCGACGATAGTTTCGACAGCTCGGCCTTCGAGGCGGACGAGACCGCGCAGGCGGGCGAGGAGCTGTCGAACTCGGTGCCGGATCCGACCCCCGCCGCGCGTCCTACAGCGGGTACCGCCGTGTTGTCCGAGGTTACCGCATACACACACCTGATCTACGGACTCGTCGATCCGCGGGATCACCTCATCCACTACGTGGGGCGATCGGCGAACGGGCTACACAGGCCACATCAGCACAAGACGAAACATGTTTCCGCAGCCATGCGCGATTGGCAGAGCGAACTGACCGCACGTGGTTTGATGCAGGAGATCGTTGTTCTCGAGGTCGTGCCAACCGAGAGAGCGTACAGTCCGGCGGTCAACGTGTTTCTACCGTGGTGGCTCGACGGTCGGAACACACGCGCGCTGAGTGCCGCGGAGGGTTGGTGGATCGCCTACGGGCGCGCGAGTGGGTGGCCGCTGTTGAACATCGCGGACGGCGCCAGTGGCGGACACTACCACAAGGCCAGACCCGAGACTGTTGAGCGACGGCGTGCAAAACTGATCGGCAAGCGGCGTAGTGCTGAGTATCGTCGTCGGCAGAGCGAGCGTTTCAAAGGACGCCCCCAGCCACAACTCAGAACAAAAGAGGTGCATGAAAAGTCGGCAGCCAGCAGACGCGGCCTGAAGCGAACACCAGCACAGCGTGCAAAAATGTCCGTAGCTCAGTCCCAACGCCACCGTGATGCGGTACCTCCGTGGTTACCGCTGGTACTCGGCGCGGCTCCCGATCGTGTCGTTGGCGAGGTAGCGGGCAAGTCCGTACCTACGATCTGCGCTTATCGAAACACCTTGGGTATTCCGACATTTCGCACCGGCAAGTGCTACAAAGAATCGTTGCCGGTTTGGTTTCCTCTGGTCGCCGGAACAGTGACAGATCGCGTGGTCGGATCGTTAGTTGGCCTATCTGAGTTTACGATAAGCAAACATCGTAACAGCCTGGGCATTCCGGCATTCCGTGTAACCAGCCGCAGCGAAGGACGCTGATGCCAGGATCGTTCGACGATAGTTTCGACAGCTCCGCTTTTGAGGCCGAGGAGACAACGCAGGCCGGCGAAGAACTCAGTAATTTTGAGTCCGTCGTGCAGATCTTGCTCTCGAAAGCACAGGATTGGGACAACGTCGCGATCACCGTGCGCGACGAGAGCGTCGACACGGCGGTGGGGATCAACCTTGATCGGAAGTACGGCAACTCGGTCGGTCTCCCGCGGGACGCGTCGCCGTTGTTCTCGCCGATCGTCACCGCGGATGACCCGTACCGGCGCGCGATCCGAGCGCAGATCGCTACGAACCATTCCGTGGGCCGGCGCGGCGACAACATCCGGATCGCGCGGCTGATCCTCGACGACGTCACCGCGACGATCGGGATCCAGCGATCGGGCACAGCAGCGCTCGTGGTGCAGATCGGCGGCGCGGCCGTGCTGTCGACCACCGAGGCCGTGCTCGTGCTGTTCCTGACACGCGCGGCGAGCAACGGCGTTCGCGTCGTGGTCTCGAGCTTCGCGGTCCCGCCGGCGGGGGCGTTCCTGCTCGGGACCGGCACGGTCGACAACACGGCGGCGCCCGGGTCGGGGTCCGCGCTTGCTGATACCCGATCGATCGATTCATAGAAGGAACACATGTCCAAGCCATCCACGCTCTACACCTGGGCCGTCGCGACGAACTACACCGGCGGCCCGGCCTCAGGAACCGCAACGAAGACGCCGCCCACCAGTGGCGCCGGCAGCCAGCAGGACGAGGGTCTGCGTCCCGGCGACGCGCTCGGCGCGCAACTTCTCGGGGCTCTCTTCAACAACATCTTCGCGTGGCTCGCCTACGTCACATCCAACCAGATCGACGGCTCGCTGGTCATCGGCGGGGCCGCGCTGACGTTCACCCCCTTCACCTTCACGGCGACATCGGGGACGCCCGGCTTGCTCACCGCGACCGCGCACGGCCTCCAGACCGGCGACGGTCCCGTGCGCGTGAGCAACTCGGGCGGCGGCTTGCCGGGCGGCCTGGCGGCCGGCACGGACTACTGGGTGATCTTCGACACGACGAACACGCTGCGGCTGGCGACGTCGCTGGCCGACGCGGTCGCGGCCGACCCGGTCGTGATCACGAGCAACGGCACCGGCACGCAGACGCTCTCGCCGGGCACGTCACCGACGCGCCTCGGGGACCTGACGGTCATGCGTGGCGCGACGGTCGCAGGGACTCTGCAGACCGGCCGCAAGGCGACGGTGGGCGGGCTGACGCTGAGCGTGCCGTCGTTCGTCTTCACCGCGAGCTCGAGCACGGACAAGCTCACGGCGACCGATCACGGCCTGCTGCAGGGGGACGGTCCTGTGCAGGTCTCGAACAGCGGCGGCGCGCTCCCCGCCGGCCTCGCGGCGGTGACGAACTACTGGGTGATCTTCGACACGACGAGCACAATCAAGCTCGCCACGTCGTACGCGAACGCGGTGGCCAGCGTGGCGATCGACCTCACCACCAACGGATCCGGGACGAACACGCTCGCGTGCACGGCTTCGACCGTGCGGCCGGCTGACGCCGAGGTGACGGGGACGCTGACGGTGGACGGCACCACCACAATGAGCGGTGCCGTGACAGCTAGCAGCACGGTCGATACCACAGGGCTGCTTACCGCACATGCCGGCCTCACTGCTTCCGTGAACCAGGACGTCACGGTGAGCGGTACGGGCGGTCACCGACACGGCACGCAGACTTTGACAATCAGCGGCTTTAACTTCCGCGCGGCGAACGGAACCACTGCGACCTACGATGCCAGCGGGTCCGGCACGGGCATCGCGTTCTCCGGTGGACAGGGTGTTATCGCAGCACTACCGATGCTCGTTGGTCGTCGTGTTACGGCTGCACGGTTTTACATTCACGACAACGCGAGCCCTTCAACCGTGCTTGCTTGCGCGATTGACACACGCGGATCGACCAACGCACAAAGTACGCTCGCAGCCAGTAGCAACTCCGCGGGCAACGGAACCGACCAGACAAAAACCGCGACCGTAGGAAGTCCTGCCGCACTGGCGGCCGGCACAGCCCTGGAGTTGTTTGTGAAGATCCAGAGTGGTGCAGGAACGTGTTCGTTGTATATGGTCGAAGTGGATTACGACTTCTAATCTATTGCCAATCGATCTCAGCTCCGGCCACGGTGACGGAGCCGGTGCCGATGATGTTCTTCACCGCGACCCAGTACGTGGTGCCCGTCGTCACATAAGCACCTGGGTTGAGGATCGTCAGCACCTGCGGTGTGCCCGTTCCGTTGGAGCTTCCTGACGCGCCAAGGTCGACCTCGGCTCCATTGGCTGTGGTCGATCCGAACACGGAAGCGGCCTGCGACGCGGGCCCGGTGCTGTCTTTGATGAACACTCGCACGGCGGTCACTGTGGCGCCGGTACTGAGAGGCGCTGTGGCGGCGACCAGCGCCGACCCACTGAACGTTGCGTTTGGTGAATACACAACCGACGCCCCATTCCAGCCCACGAATGCATGGCCCGACAAATGAATCGTGTGTGCCGCTATTGAGTTCACCGCGCATCCGACGATCGTCAGGTCCTGCGCCGCGCTCGTCCATGCGCCGGTCGTGGCGTCCCGCGGCGA